ATGGTAGCTCGCATTTACAATCCAGCCAAAACTGCAATGCAGTCCGGAACAGCCAAAACCAACAACTGGGTGCTGGAGTTCGATCCACAGTCCCCAAAAACCATTGATCCGCTGATGGGCTATACGTCATCAGGTGATATGAAGCAGCAGGTAAAGCTGAAGTTCCCGACCAAGGAAGAAGCGGTTGCCTACGCAACACGCAACAATGTTGCATACCGTGTTGATGAAGAGAGCAAACGCAAGCACCGCCGCGCATCCTATTCAGATAATTTCCGTTTTGACAGATTATCTCCGTGGACACATTAAGTTTCAGCATTGAGATTATTCTCTAACGGCCTTATGAAACATCCCACGCAACGGGCGATCCACTCGCCCTTGCAAAAGCGGTCCCTTAGCTCAGCTGGATAGAGCACCGGCCTTCTAAGCCGACGGTCGCAGGTTCGAATCCTGCAGGGATCGCCACTCTTTTCTAACATCCTGATATTGCTTAGAAAATTACCTCAAAAACCCCTAACAAGTTAGGTGTTAGGGGTTCGTTGCAATGTTTTGATGGCTTCCTCTGCCATTTTTTTGCGATTGGCTTTGCGCGTATAGAGCGACGGCATATCATCTGTCGTCCAGCCAAAGATCGCTTTTAGTTGAGAATCGGTAGCTCCGTTTTCTGCAGCAAGTGTTGCAGCGGCTTTTCTCATTCCATGAGCACGACCGGGTACTCCAGCTGCAACGCAGCACTCCCTAAACCAATTCCCGAACGATTCCTTCGTGTATGGCGTCTGGTCTTCTTTGCCGATGTAGCTGACACCATGTGGTGTTGCGTCAATCGCCTCCTGAAGGGGCGCCAAGATCGGCAGATGTATTTCCACTTCTCCTTTTTCCGTTGAGAAGCTTATTACCCCGTCCTTGACATGGGCAGGACCTACTCTGCAAACATCCCCGCGTCGAAGCCCGGTAAAAGCCAGCACTTCAAGTGCAAGGCGTTCGCGTGTCCCAAGCGGCCAGCGGTTCCTGTACTGCTCAACTTCCTCAGGCGTCCACGTGTGATGGCCGTCTGATTTATTTCTTAGGCGCGGTACGTCGCGGGTAGGGTTCTTGGTGATGGGTATGTTCTTGTCGCTGATCGCCCACTTGTACATTGCTGACATGTGCTTCAGAAAGTTATTCGCCGCCCCAGGCGTGCTTGCACGCTTATCTCTCCCACCTTGGATCGTTGAAGCATCAATCGCCTCAAGTGGATGATGTCCGCTTTCTTTTGCGATGTTGTTTAGGAAGCTTGTCTTTACGGCTTGAGTGCTCTCCTTCAAGGAGGAGAACTCGGGGCTAGAGAGATACTGGTCGATCAGCCAACCAAGGGTGTTCTCTTCGCGTTTCTTCTTCGGAGGAGCATCGGCGCCATTGAGAGCGGCTGTATAGGCTTCCATGAACTCCTCTGAGCCATACTCGCCGGGGAGGCGGCTTCTAGGGCCTTTCCCGCGCCTGAAGTACCAAAAGACCTTCCCACGCCCAACCTCCCGCAGAATGTACGGGAGGCGCTTTCTCTTCTGTCTCATATTGAGCTAACCTTGGGTGGTTCCTTGTTGTCGTTGTCGCTAGTGGCCACTTCGGAACTTAGGCGTATTGTTCCATCTGCTTTGATTTCGACGCTGCGGACGGAAAGGCCACCTTTTTCAGCCCCTTTTATAGCTCTGGCGATATCATTCTGCTTGAATGGTGATTTAGTCCTCAAAGCATCAGTCCTCCGCTATGCTGCCTCCACCAAGTCAGCAGGGTTCTTGTTGAGCTGTTTTTTCGCCCAAGCACGATCCTGCTTTTTGTTTTCACCTACCGCATGGCAGTACTTACGAGCAGACCAAGCTGCTGTGTTGTAGAGGTCTGCAAGCTCGTCAAACATCGCCCTGTCGTAGTTGGTTGCTGCGACCGCGTGAGCCATGCCCTCAGGCTTTCCGAAGGCATCTCCGTCAATCTTATGAAGCGTGCAGAAGGCAGCTAGCTCTTGGTTTGCTAAGCAGGCTTTATCCCAGAGGGCCTGCAGTTTTTCTTCAGTGTGTTTCATGCGGCTTTCCTCACTCTTGCTACGGTCAAGATGCGCTTTGCTGCTTCTTCATCGCCTGAGATCGCGTAGAGATCTCTTGCGACAGCGAGCGGGTCGATGCCTTGTGCTCGCCAGAACTCATGCTCATTTTGGCCGTGCTGCTCGTCATGCTTTTTCCTGATCATGGGAACGACCCAGCAATCATCAGGCTTAGTGGCTTTGCCTGTCCGCGGCTTTTTGTAGAGTGGGTCGCCATAGCGAACGTGACAGGGGTCAACGCCATACCGGCCTGTGATGAGGCAGGGGAGCTTGCGGACAAAGGCCAGGTGGCCTTCATCCTTTTTGCGCGCGTGTTCCTTCCCTGAAGGGTCGAGGGAGAAAGCAGTGTTGGGGCGGCGTAAACGGAAGCCCATCACTTACCCCCGTCAAGCTGGGCGCAGCGAACCGTCACAGCTGCCTGACAAAGCTCACTGAAGGATTGCTCCCCAATTGCGCGAATGCTCTTCTGGTGGCCTGTGAGGGCGTTCTTTGCTGCTTTGGGATTGCCAACCTTGGCAAGATCTTCCATCAAAAGCTTGAGTATGGCTTTGGAGTCTTCATCCAGAGACTTGCGGGCTTCAGGGTCTAGTTGTGACCAGATCGCAGTTGCGCCTTGAGAGAGTGGATTGTCGCTAATCCCTTGTTCCTGCTGGCGCGTACCTTCCATTTCTTCATTATCTTCCTGTGACCGGCCCAAATCTGAATACTGCGGCGCTTTACCAGTCTGTCGCTGAGCTTCTCCCCCTTCAGTTTGTTGCTGATGTGCATCTGCAATGTACTCCGCTTGGGTTTCATCAGTAGCGGCGAGGATTTCGCCCTCTATTGTTTCAGCTGCAACGTTGTAGCCTTCCTGAGGGCCTGCTAGAGGGCTAGCACGTCGCACCTCTAATCGTTGCGCAAGTCCGCTCGATTTGCGCTCAGGGGCATCGAAAGCACGCTCTACCTCATCCGCCTCATAGATCCCTGAGAAGCCGAATGCATAGCGCGCTGCTTGGATCATTGCTTTGTGGCGCAGCATACGCCGCGGCCATTGCCTCCAAGGGTCTGTGCCGCGCTTGCACTCCTCCATGTATTCGGTCGCTGAGATAGCGCGTGTTCGGTCCTTGCGGAACATCCGGCATGTGATCGCAATGACTGCGCCGTTGTCGTCCAGCTCGTCTTGAAACTCCATGCCGTCGAACTGCGGATTGGAGTTGATGAGGTTGGCCCACCCATCGACGGAGACAATCGGAGCAACACCGCCACCCTTTGCAGGGAAAGCATAAATCTCCTTGGTAAGTGGGTTCAGATTGTACTCATGGGCAACGACCAGAAAGGCTGCGAATTCTTCTTGAGAAGGGGGTTCTTTGTTCTTCTCAGGTTTCATGATTGTGTTGCGAAGCGTTTGCTCGAATGCTTGCGGTTCCATGCCATAGCGCTCGGCCATAGATGTTGTGATGCTGTTTTGTCTGGTAGGTGCGAGTTGCTTAGACATTACGCGGCCTCCGTTCTTTGGGTGTCGTTTGCAGCGAGAAGTTCATCAACGCGCGTCTCGTGCCATTTTGGTGGGGTCCAAACCTTTGCTTCAAAGGTTTCAGCAGGCCATTGGCCGGAGCGCAGGCAGCTAGCGAAGACTTCAAGCCCCTTACGCAATTGTTGATGGCCGCGTGACAGCTGGTCTGGCGTTAGCGACACCACTCGAACCGGCCATGGGCGCTTGGTTTGCACAAAGACAAAATCAAACGCCTCAAGGCTTGTTCCGAAAAGTGTTTGCAGCCCTAGGTCGACCAGAGCGCCTTGAATGTCGTAGCCGAACTCTGCAATGGCGGTGTCGGTCCGTCGAATGTCTTTTGTCGTTTTGAGGTCCGAAGCTTGGTTCCAACCAAATGGGAGTAGGTCAGGGCGGGATTTTAGCCAAATGCCGGTTGAGGGGTCCTGCCAGAACATCGACCGCTCAATGGCACCATCAAGCGCGCCAAGGCGTACTTCATCGTTGTTCTTGATGCCGGAGTTCGGGCAGCAGTCCTGCCAAGGATGAACTCCCGCCATGCCTTGAACGTTGTACCAGTCCATGGGCTTCAGGATGCGTCTTCCTGCCTTTTCTTGCTCCGCAATCCATCCCTTGCAGACATGCGCGTTACCATTCCAAGGCTTTTCTTCCCCGGTCTTCGCATCGTCATAGGTTTCTGGCTGAACAGCGAACTGATCTTTGAATTTACCCTCGCCAAGAAACAAGGTGTGGGCACATTGCCCGACGCGATAGGACTGTTTGTCCTCTGACACTTCGCGCTGCGGATTGAGCGAGCTTTCTGACCAGTATTCGGCAGGGCTCAACTTGAGCATGGTCCGTAAACCACTGGAGCTGACTGATGGGCCTATGCAAATGTCAGAATGGTAGGCTTCGATTGGGAGCCCAGCATAAAGACCGGGTTCACAAATTTTGAAGGTATCCCAATGTATTTTGTCCATAAGATTACCCTGCTAAGTGTGTGATAAAGCGATCAATGGTTGGGATGGATGCGAGGAAGATCAGGTAGATCGCACCCCACTTGAAGAGGGCAGACACAGCTGCCCAAAACCCAAAGTTTTCCATGGTGCCTCAGTATTTGATTGAAACGTGGGGAACGGAGCCTGCCGCGATGGCCTGAACTATTTTGCTGGCGCGTTCGTCACCAATTTTACCAGCAGCCATGATTGCTTTTTGGGCTTCCTGATTAAGCGCCTCGCGATGTTTTAGGTTAGCCGCACGAGCTTCTTCGGCCTGGCGTTTTGCCTCTTCGTCCGCTTTGCGCTTGGCAGCTGCTTCTTCCTGTTGCTTAAGCAGCTGCTCTCGCTCGCGCTTGGCATTTTCTTCAGCTTCGCGTTTAGCATCCTCAGCTGCCTTCGTTGCTGCCTCAGCTTTTTCCCGTTCGATGCGTTCTGCTTCGGCTTTCTCACGCTCAGCGGTTAGGCGCTGCTCTTCTTCTTCGCGACGCATAGCATCTTCGACTTCACGTTTTTCACGCTCTTCAACAGCTAGCTGTTCTTGCTCAGCTTTTTCGGCTTCAAGCTGTTGAAGTTTGAGTGCTTGTTCTTCGTTGTGCCGTGCTTGTTGCAAATGAGTGTTGAGGCTTTGAAGAATGGCAGCTTTCTTCGAGGCTGCATTTTCTGCAAACTCCTGCAAGGCAGCTTCTGAAACATCGACAGCTGCAATCTTATCGATACGCTGCTGAATGCTTTCAGGGCTTTCGTTGAACCCGACATAGCCGCTCTGGATCATGTCTTCGATAATGGCGCGGTGGGAGGCAATACGTGCTTCTTCCTGTTCCTCCCAATCTGTGAGAGGCTTTCTACGGGCATCACGTTGCTCGTCCAGATACTCACGCATAGCCTTGCGGCGGGTATCAACCGCATTGGCTTTCTCTTTGATTACGGCAACTCGCTCTTTACCAGCGGCATCAACCGCAGTCTTTAAAGTGGAGCACTGCCGGGAAAAAGAGATAATCTCTTTGCGGGATTTGTCCTTTGACAGATCGTAATTGAAGCTATCGTTCTCAGCTTCGACAGCCTGCTTAAGGCGCTCCAACGTTACTGTTTCGTCTTCAAAGTAAAGCTCTGGGTTTGCCCGCAACGTGGCAAGATCAAGCGGCTTGCATTCTTTGGTTTCGGTCACTGCATTCATGTCAGGCTGCTTCCTTCTGTTCAAAGCTGTCAGCTTTTGCCTGCCAGTGCTTGGCGAGGCGCTCATACTGCCGAGCGAAACTCAAAGAGCCGGTACTCCCGGTTTGCTCATGAATTTCTTGATGAGTGAGGCACATATCGCGGTACTTCTGAGCCCACCGCAGACAGTCCCCATGGGTCATGGTTTCCAAGGCACTTCCTCCTTTCACAAAGCAAAGTTGTGGCGTTCTGCGGAGCGATAAGCGCCGCAGTTGGAAGGTGATTGGTTGTGAGTGAGTTCGCCCTTTAAGGGCTAAAATCAGCTGCGGCTGTTACGCAGCCGCAGCAAAGTTGCTGTCCAGATAGGCTCGCAGATCGATGACCGACACCGCCTTGTCAAACTCCCGGAGAGGTCTGTAGTCATCAAGCTCAGGATCATGCACCAGCAAGGAGCCGTCCTGCTTTGCCCATTCGCGTAGGGTTTCAATGTGCTCTTGAAGCGCTTCCATGATTGCAAATGCCATCTCAGAAAGGCCAGAGTCCTTCAGATCTAGTTCAATGTAACGGCGTCCCTTACGGTCAATCCGTCGATGGCTGGCAGGGAACAGGGAGTAATCGAGATCCGAGATCTCGAAGCAAGGCAGGAAGATACGCGCTTCAAGCTCTTGGTCTTCATAGATCTTGTCGAACTCAGCTAGGATCAAAAGCTCGCCGAACTTTGCACGGTTGGTAGAGCAGGCCGACATGGCGACAAGCTCAAAGGGGAACACATAGTGTTTCATGCTGCCATCCTCATTTCACTGTTGTAGGCGTCCCAAAACTGTTCGGAGATGTGCTCACAGCCGTAAACAACTGCGGAAAGCATGAGCCACAAAATGCGCTCTTCACCTTCGCTCTTGGCATCAAGGCGCTTCTCACGGTCAGAGCCAGCTTCCTCAACTCTGATCTCCTGAATAACGAAGCCTTCACCGTCATCATCAAGCGCGCAATTGATCTTCGCTTCAATCACCTGCTCTGCATAAAGAAAGCCGTTGGAGGTCAGATCCAAGGTCGCCTGAATGTCCGTTTCGAAGTCCATCAAGAATCTCGTTCAGTGAGTGGTTCAATTCATTTGATGTTGTGAATAATACAAAATGGATTTACATTGTCAAATACAAAATGTATTGATATTGAGAATTTTGTTATTCGAAACGCAAGATGGCTACGGGGGCTCAATGTCGGGTTGGATCAGGATGGAACGTGCTTTGTATGAGCATGAAGCACTTAAGGGGCCGTTGGAGTGGGGGTGCTGGGGCTGGTTAATTGCTAATGCGGCGTGGCGGAAAAAGGCGATTGATCGAGCGGGAAATAAGATTGAGCTGGAAGAGGGGCAGCTATGCTTTTCGCTGAGATTTTTAGCTGAAAAATGGGGGGTTACTAAGGATAAGACAAAGCGCCTACTCGATAAGTGGCAGAAATGGAACCTTATCACCATCGAAGCTGCGGCAGGCGGTAACATCATAACTATCTGTAATTATTCAAAATATCAGATTGTAGAAGCTATCTCTGCGACAGAGATGCGACAAGGAGCGCTACAGGAGCGCGACAGCGATGAGACTGAAGCCGCAACAAAGAAGAACAATCTAACAAATAAACAAGATAACCATGCAGAATCTACTGACGTAGATTCCTTCATCACTGATGCGCCGGATGTTGTTCAAGTCGCCTTCGATGAATATTCGGCGGCCGTAGCTGACTACAACGAGACCGTCAGCGAGAGCGGCGTTAAGTTACCTAAGCCATCCAGCCTCACGCCGAAACGGCGCAGCGCATTAGCCAGAGCATTGCGAGAGCTACCGGAAGGCAAGAGCTTTTCCGATGTGCTGAGTGCTGTAGGGAAATCGCCACACCTTCTTGGGTGCAACGATAATGGCTGGCGGATGGATTTCGACTTCATATGCAAAAAAGACAAGTTCACGCAAATCCTGGAGGGGAAGTATTTCGGGCCTGCTAGACAATCTCAAACTCAAAGCAGCAAGCGCTATTCCGGCGCTGAACTATTCGACAGAGCCATGGGTATGAAGGGATAATTTCAATGTCTGCGATTACTGTTGTAAGGAGCAATTGCCTCGTGAAGGTTAAACAGAAATACACGCAAAAGCTCTCTGATGTACGGGCTACGCTGGCCGCGGAGCGTGGCGGTGAAGTTGTCGATCGAGTTGCGCTCAGTCAATCCGCAAGAGACATACTGGCCTGCTCAGGCGCCTTGTTCGCGCAAGCAAATTCTGGCGATATTCTGGCAGCTGTGCAAAGAATCTATTCCAACTTCTCAAGCAATACACCTGAGGTTGCTGAGGAAAATATCAGAAGCATTTGCGAGTTGTTAGCACTGGAGCAGTTTTCCGTAGGTGCGATACAGCAGGCTATGTATTCATGTCTGAAAGAGTGTCGATTTGCGCCTGTACCCTCCGAGGTTTACAGCAGGGCGGAGGCGGCGGAGGAGCTATTAATGGCTGAGCAGCGATTACTTGAGGCGATTGAGCATAAGTAGGGTTGGGTGTGTTGCCGACGAAATCTGTGAGGGAGAGGAGTTTGACGGTGCATGCCTCTTTTTTTGCTCTCATGAAGTGTGCTATTGAAGGCTCCCCCAAAAAAGAAAAATAATCCCAGCTGCCAAAATCAAGAAGAAGCAAGAATTTCATACAAGTTAAAACGCTCCCCTTGGGGCCGCTCTATGGAGACTTCTTTGAACGATCTGATTTTTCAAGACAATGAACTGCGTACTATGTCCAGCCTGGACTTCCTCAATGGTGTGATTAATCCTGCTCGGGAAGTGGCTAATGAGAGTAAAGTGGAGAATTCTCATTTCCTTAGGCGGGTTGAGGATGAGCTAGATGATTTGGGGGATACGAAAATTTTTCGGCACCCCCAGAACCATAAAGCAATTCGCTATTACGACCTAACCTTCGATCAGATGATCATCGTAGGGATGCGCGAGTCCAAAGCTGTTCGCCGCAATGTCCTTGAGAAACTGAAGGAATTGCAGGTAGGCGATCAAGCAAAGGCTCCGGGCAATTTGCTTGAAGCCCTGAAGTTGGCAGTCACTCAGCAGGAGCAACTGCTCGAACTTAAGATTGAAAATGATAATCTTCGACCTGCTGCGGCTGTAGGGGAGCGAGCGGTAGAGGCTGAAAGATCGGTTCGTTCTGTCGTTAGGACGCTGCCTGGAGTGAATATTCAGAAAGTCCAAAAGGTGTTGTGTTCTTTAGGGTATTTGCACAAAGAAAGTGACGAATGGAAGGTTAATCGCAACCATACCCATCTCTTCAAGGAGCGGATTACAGTTGGCGCGAAGGCGACTATTAAAGTAATCGCCACATCGGAAGGCCAAAAGCTGCTGCACCAGCTTTATAACGACAATCAGCTCCCTATGAAGAAAGGACGCATGCCTCAGCCTAGCTTACTTGGATTGACTGGGACGGATTAATCACCACTCTCCTGTTGCAATAACCTTCTGCATAGCTCTCATTTTCTCGGCGGGGATCTTAAGGTTCTCGCCGTTATGTCGTGAGAATACCCTTTTCCCTTTTTCTATGCCTTCATAGCGGCCTACTTGAATCACCAAATGCTCTTCTGCGCCCGTGTCCTTCACGTGCTGGATGGCTGCGTATTCACCAGCTCTTGGAAGTTTCTTAGGGTTCACAAATAGGGCTTCACCCTCAAGGTAGCGTGGCTCCATGGTATTTCCAGGCATGTATAGCGCGTAAGCTCCAGCTACGTCCATTAAGGATCTAGGGGCGGGGATGTGGTCGAGATACTCCCCAGTGGCTTCAAGGTAATCCTCGTTTCCACCTGAAAGTGAGCCGAATACAGGGACTGTGAAGGGTTGCAGTAGGCTCTTAACGCGCTGCTTGTCGATAAGTGGGCGGCTTTCTTGTTGAGCGCGTGCGCCTTCGCCTTTTCCAAAAAACAACCACGTTGCATCTACACCAAAGAAACGAGCGTAACGTTCAATGGCATTGGACTTTGGCTTCCGCGTCCCGTTCTCGTGATGGGTGTACGTGGGCGTTTTGATTCCCAGAGCCTCAGCTGCATCTGCGGCACTAGAAAAACCTGCCTTTTCACGCGCAGATTTCAATCTGTCTTTGAGTTCCTGTGTCATGGCATACAATATGCCCCTTTACTAAATACATTTGGTATTGACACCGATAAATCCGTTTTGTATTTTATGATTATGTTGAAACAGGATGGAACCCATGGATAATCAGTCGGTGAAAGATCTGCGCGTTGGGCTGGGGTGGTCTCAATATGAGCTTGCCGACTACCTTGGTGTTAAGCAGCCAACAGTTGCTCGGATCGAGCTGGGGCAAGAAGTTCCAGGCCCAATCAAACGACTTCTGTACATTCTTAAAGCTCAAGAAAACCTTCCCCAAGCGGCCTAGGCCTTGTGCCTAGCGAGGGCGGCTGGCCTTTCCTCCCAGCCAGCTGCCCTCGGGACCCGGGACTATTTACCCAGCACAGCTTTGTAGTAGTCCGCCTGAATATCATAGTAAGAGGGAAGGTTTCCGGTCTTGTGAGGTGACAATCTGATGATCTCCTCTGCTTTATCGGCATCCATTTCCTGCAATGTCGAAATCATTAGAGCCTCAAGGAAAGTAATTCTGTCCTCTAATGATCCACTTATTCCAGCAGGGCTTTTGTCCTTCAGGTCAGAAAGCATCTGCTCAACTTCATTCTCTGTATTCACGCTGGTAGCTCCTCGCAATTTGAGCCGGTGTGATGTGGCAGGAGGCCTCTCTTGGAAGTAGTGCCTCACTTGGTGGCCTCCTGCCGTTTGGAACAACGTAAAGTTAGCCTCTATCTCCGGTTGTGTCATGGGGGCAAAATACAGGAAAGCGCTCCATGAACGCACCGAGAACATCTGACCAGTTCAACAATTGGATTTGTACGCAGATTAAGAACCTCGTGACAGCGTTTGGCGTTGAGAGCTCGGCTGAAGTGCTGGGGCATTCCTCAGCCACCATCCGCAAAGCCTACCAAGTCAATGAAGCGCGCAGCCTGACCCTCAAAGACACTCTCTATCTTGAGCGCGAAATGGCTGCCATTGGCTTGGCACCAAGCCTGACAAAAGCCCACCTCGAGTCTTGCGGCTATGAGGTGCGTAAGAAGGCTGAAGGGGTTGCCAAACTGGACCCGGCAGCCGCGGCAATGAATGTTGTGCCAGTGCATTGCGACAGCATGAAAGAGATCGTGCAGGCCGCAGAAGACGGCGAAATTTCCCCCAAAGAACACGAGCGCATCAAGAAGAGCTTTGAGCAGATCAAGGAACTGATGCGCAACTACGACGCGAGCTACAACGCCAGCCAACACCAGATGGCTGCGGAATGAACCAGACCACCACCAGCAACCCGCAGGAGATGCAGCACATGAGCAATCAAGTCGATAAAGAAGCCCTGTCCACGGCTGTCAAAGAAATCCTTGAAGTTGAAACCGTCATTGAGAGCGACAAAGGTTCGTACATGTCCAAGTGCGCAACCAATCGCGAGAAGATCAAGGAGATCAAGCAGGACGCCCGTGACAAGGGGGTTCCGACCAAGGAACTCAATGCAGTGCTGAAGCGTAAAAAGTTGATGGATCAGGTTGAGGCTGTTGTGTCCAATATGGATCAAGACGAAGCCGAACTGGTTGATCAGATGGAGTTGGCTCTCGGCTGGGCTGCCAATGACAATGAAGATCAGCCAGAGGCCGCCTGATGTACCTGGCGCTTGACCTCGGCGTAAAGACTGGCTGGGCTCGTTGGGAGCCCGGTCTTTCCAAACCAGTCTCAGGAGTTTTTGACTGCGGGGCTAAAGACAAAACAGGCGGGTACGGGGGCCGAAGTCTTTCTTTCTATGGTTGGTTGCTGGGAAAGATCGAAAGCTTTGGTGTTACGCACCTTGCGATTGAAGATGAGCTTGCAGCTATCAGCGGGAAGCAGATGAACCGGGGCAATGAGCAATGGCAGCCCGCACAACATCGACTTTGTGAGATGGCAGCCGTCGCGAACCAGATCCCGTATCAGAAGATTGCAATGCAGACTTGGCGAAAGCACTACCTCGGGCGAGGGCAGGCACCAAGGGGCACCAGAGACAGCCGGACTTGGTTTAAGCAGCAAGCAATAGGCAGAGGCAGGCTCTTAGGTTGGGCACCAAAGGACGACAACGAAGCGGAAGCTCTCGGAATTCTTGATTACTTCCGTGCCATTCAGTCGCCGTCCTATGCACTGCAGACCACAGATCTTTTCAGCAGACATTAGTTTTACGGGGCAATGCAATGGACCTTTGGAAGTCTCATAAAAACGAGAGACTAGAAGCAGCTGAAAGCCGCTTATCACGTGCTCAAGTTGCTGCAAATCGACCCGGAAGCACTATCGATACAGATCTGAAGCTGCAGCAGGCGCGGGCTCATTATTACATGGTTCAATTCGAGCTTGCCTCATCAGCAAACAAAACACTCGTGCGGGAGAAACGAGAGCTTCAGAGGAGGTTGGAGCGTGCCAGCGGTAACGACAACCGACACAAGGGAAGCAGAAAGCCTGTGCGCGGAACTGGGAATAGAGGTTCTGCACGCGAGCAAGCGGATAAGAACTGGGCCTTGCTCACCACAACAAACTCATTCCGCAGTGCGGATCCAGAAGATGATCAATCTGAGGGGCAGGGAACATGCGTGGGCAGTTCTATACGCGCTTTCCGAGATGGAAAACCCACCAATCGAACTCAAAAGCTCCCTGATAGGGGCCGTAAGCGATCTGCTCTGCAATTACCCGGCATGGGAACAAAGGCTGGGTGACTTCCTCAACGCGCTGGACTTGCTCGACCTTGAAGAGTTGCAGCGCCTTGCTTGGAGCGGCCCCGGTATTGATGGGGCGTCCCCGAAAACCAGAATTTTGATTGCCGGTTATCTGCAAGTACTGCTGATGCCGGTCATGGAACCTCAAGACCAAGGGGTGTTTTTATGATTGCACAACAATGGGAAGAATTGGACCGACAGGACCAAATTTCAGCAGTAAAAAGCCTTGCTGATGGGACCCGCTCGACACGCACTATCCAAGAGGAGCTGTCCTTTCGCCACCCGGGCATTACCGTCGGCAGTGTTGCTCGCATTGTCCGTAGCTATGGCGGCAAGCTCACTGGCCGCAAAGGAGCGGTTGGCTCCACCAAATGGGCAAAGGGCAGCAACTCGTTTCAGCAAACTCTGGAGGCCCGCCTTAAAGCTCCTGACGCCCAACCTGCAACTCTGCTTGATATCACAGACAAGCAATGCAGGCGCCCAATGTGGAGCGGAGAGCCGCCCATTGATCAGCGCTTCTATTGTGGTGCTCCAACAGATCTTCGCCAGACCTACTGCGAGCACTGCCAGACCTTCTTGTATGAGCAGAAGGAGGAGGGAGAGTGATGTTGCAAGATTTAGTTCCGGCTAAGCCGCTCAGTCTCCTGAATAATAAGACCTCTCAAACTGTTTTGTCTTTCTTCCAATTCTGGCAGCAGTCGCGAAATATGATTTTCATAATATTTATTGGCGAGTGGAAATACCTGACTTGCAGAATACTGTATTTTCGCAAGAGAATGCTCTTCTTTTATTCCCCTCTGGACTGCCCCAATACCATCAAATATATCTCCAATAGTTGTTCTGCTTTTGGAGTCGCCAATTCTATAAGTCGTTTTAAAGGCATTCAAATCAATCTCTTTTATCACGTCATAGTACTGCGCAGCGTTTGTTGTGGAGGCAGCGTTACTTATCGCTTCGGTCGCAACACTGATGCTAGAAAGAATAGGACGCAGCATCATCAGAGTATTGATATCGTCGTTTATGACTTGAAGGCTCATTTGGCACGCCTGCAGTGTGGCGCTTCGTGTTTGTCGTGCTGTATACCACAAACTAGTAGCTACCACTGCTGCGGCTATTCCATTTATTACAACAACTACCCAACCGCGTATCAGAGCTTCCTTCGTTTCCCCAACCTGTGGCGGTCCATCGTAAAAGTCGCCAGTCACAATAATAATGCAGAGCGCCCCGATAAATGCCCCCATAAAACAAGCTGCTGCACACAAACTCAAATCTCTTTTTCGCATTACCATACTTATTCCAAAAATACAGAGAGAACACCGAGTTCTTTTAGCGACCAGGGGCCGATTCTGTCTTTCTATTTTTGTGAGAGGTCAGCATGAACTCAATAGACCAACAATGGGAAGACTATAAGCAACGCGCACTGGACGTACCTCTAATTGAAGCCGCACAATCCTCCGGAGCAGTGCTTAAGAGGGGAGGCAAAGAACATACAGGGCCTTGTCCGGCCTGCGGTGGCACAGATCGCTTTAGCGTCAATCCAGTGAAGCAGAAATGGAACTGTAGAGGAGCAGGCGGCGGCGGTGATGCAATCGGCATCGTGATGCATTGCATGTCAGTGGATTTCAAAGCGGCATGTGAGATCCTGACTGGAGAGGAACCTCCCTTTGGAGAAGGCTCTTGGGATGAAGATGCGCAGCGCAAAGCAGCTGAGCGCAAAAAAGAGGCCAAGGCCAAAGCTGCACGCGAAGCAGAAGAACAAGCCCAGCAGGAAGCCGATAGCACTGAATACGCGCTTAAGCTCTGGGACCAATCCAAACCGATTGAGGGCACTCCTGCTGAAGCATATTTGCTGGGGCGTGGGCTCCCGAGAATGCAGTGGCCGGATTGCTTGCGTTACCACCCGGGCCTGAAGTATCCGGACGCAGGAAAGCTTCCCGCCCTTGTTTGCCGCGTTAATGACACCATGGGCGATCTCACCGGGATCTGGCGTATTTTCATCACCAAAGAAGGCCGGAAAGCACCGGTCGCAAATGCAAAGCTCGGTCTTGGTCCGGTTGCTGGGGGTGCAGTGCGGCTTCAGGAAGCTGCTGACGGGGAAATCGGCATAGCTGAAGGCGTTGAGACAGCCCTTGCAGTTTACGCCCTGACGGGGCGCCCTTGCTGGTCCTGCCTGTCTACAGCGGGGCTTATCAACTTTGAAACACCTTTAGAAATAGAGCGAGTCCGCATCTATGGCGACGGTGATCAGGCCTTTCAAAAGCCTGATGGTAGCTGGGATCTGGCCCCCGGCAAAAAGGCAGCCCTGCAAGCTGCTGAAAACCTCACTCAAAACGGATTGCAAGTGCTGGACATAGCTTTGCCTGAGGCGGGCTCTGACTGGCTGGATGTTTACAATGAACTTTATGGTATGGCTGCATGAAAGGTTTATTCTTCAAATGCAGTCTCTTGAACAGCCAAGAACTTCGCCTTCAGTTCAGCTATATGCGCTTTATATTTGGAGTATGCCCCGATACAGCGGTCAACCTGATCAATGATAGCTTGATGATCTGCGGCCCAATCAGATTCTTCAACAGATCGATCAACCAGGAGCGTATTCTCATTGAACTCTGTAGGCTCTTTGTACTTGAAGCGATGGAGTGCTTTAAGTTCATCAATGAGCTTGTGACGCAAAACCAAAATTTGGATCGGAAGAACTTTGTTTTCTGCGGCATTGAGCGTTTCGAGTTTATGGATTGTGTTCTCATACAAGGCAATGATCGCCTGCGCTTTTTTGGCAATCGGTGGCTCAGTGAGGATCAACTTAAAATCCGACAAAGCGAAGAGCTCGAGAGAAGAGTTCTCCTCGGCGAGCAATCTGCTATAGCCCCTAGATGTGTACTCAAGTCTAGCAATAGCATTGGCCTGTATACTTTTGTCGATTTGATCCTTGGTTCGCTCAATCTGAACCTTGACGAGCGAGCCCGCATAAATCGCCGCAATTACAGCAGCAATAGCGGCAACCCAACCACTCGATGCACTCAGCCAACTCCTACCGCAGGCCCATGGAGCTTCGCTTTCGATGCCAGCGCAAAAGCCTCCACGCAGCAGATTAAATTCAAAGAATACCGCTGTGAGCAATCCTCCGAAAAAAAAGATCGTAGCGTAAACAACAACAAGTCCCGAGAAACGGGCAAAAGACGACGACACCAATCACACTCACAAAATTTACAACCGAATCCTTTTCCAATTCTATTCCGGGATAAAGCCGCATGACAAACCTTGAACCAATCGAACAACAAGTTCTTGCGCGCCTTTTGGCGTCTCCAGAGCTGTATTGGGATGTCGCCGACCAGATGACACCTGAGCACTTTCATGATGCTATCTGGAAGGCTGTCTGGACCGGCTTGGACACCTGTCACAAAGAGGGCAGCTTTGATCTGCACCTTGTGGAAACAAATGCGCCATATGAAGGCGATGCAGATCTTGTAGCGCGCATCAAATCACTCGCAGCTAAGGGCAGGAAGCTTACTGCTAAAATCGAGGACCTTGTGAAACCGCTCCTCAACCGGCGTAACAAGGAGCTGATTGCTGAGACTTTCCAGAAAGGGCAGAAGGCTCTTTACACTGACACAAGGGCTGCTGAGCTTGCAGAGAACGCTATTGAAGAGCTTCAAGAGATTTCAGGGCAAGCACAGAGAACTAGCACTGTAACTCTTGGGCAAAGCGCACAAGCTGTTTATGAGCGGGCTGCGCAGCCTCAGGAAACAGGGGGCGATGCTTTAGGGACTGGTCTAAAGCAAGTTGATAACCTTTTGGGTGGTGGCTTGGTTGATGGCGAGCTGACTGTAATTGGCGCAGAAGGAGCAAGCGGTAAAACAGCCCTTGCTTTGCAGATTGCTGAGTTCATTGCCTGCCAGTATGGCCCAGTTGATTTCCAGTCAAAGGAAATGGACGCAGAACAGCTCACCATGCGGCGCGTTGCAGCTATGTCTGGCATCAGTACCCACGCTATGCGCCGAGGCGGGCTTTCGGCTGAAGAGCTGGAAAAAATTTACCTTGCAAAAGAAGATTGCCAAAGCATTCCACTTTACATTGATGAGACGTCAAGAACGACTGTTGAGCAGCTGTTTATCCGGGCAAAAGCTAACAAGTCTAGGTTTGGGACTAAGGCCCTGTTTGTCGATAGTGTGAAGGCCATGCGGGCTAAAGATAGCCGCTTGGATTCAAACCTTCCTGCACGTTGTGGCTATGTGATTTCTGAACTGAAGGAGCTTGCCAAAACCCTCAACATTCCAGTCGTTGCCCTTGCTCATGAAATCAGATCAGAGAGAGAACCGTTGCAACGCCTGACACGCAAAGAGCTGTTTGGCGGTTCCAACATGGAAGACAGCGCGGACAACATCCTCATTCTCTTCCGCCCTGAACCAATACTGCTGCGCAAAGAACCTAAGGAAGGCACAGATCTTCATGTCAAATGGCAAACGGACCTGATTGAGTGGAAGGACAGGGCACAGGTCCACGCCGACAAAGTCCGCATGGGCTCAGGTGGTCGCTGTGCAGAGCTTGTTTTTGATGGGCCTACGACCACTTTTAGGGAAGATCGCGGACACCAAGAAGGGATGCTCTTATGAGCGTCCCAATCCGCTTTGTGTGGAAAGTGGAGGTTGGAACAGTGGTGGAAGATAGTGAGACAGGTGACAGAACACAGATTACAGATCAGGTCTGCGCGCTTTACAATCGGGTGCTCTATGTTTCCCCTTTGAACTATGAGGCTTTACGCAGCCGAGCCAACAAGCTGGAGAAGAAAGCGGCATGAACGATAACAAGGAATTTGAGCCCCGCCTCAAATGGAGGCGATCATGGCCAGACACACCAGACGATGGAACGGCGAAAGATCCCAACAGGCCCGATGCAAACCTGAGAACCTACAAAGAACACAGGCCTAATGGTCCTGGTGTTCAGTGGTATTGGGTAGCAAATGATTTGGCATTGATTGAACAAGGCCTAGCCAACTCAAAGGAGGAAGCACAGCAAGAAGCCGAGCGCGCATACTTTGAATATCTAGAAAGGCAGGACAAGGGAAAATGAGCGACATTCAGGCACTATATGCGGTGATCCTAGATCGGCTGATAGAGGCACAGGTTGTCATGCGCCTTATGAAGGTGCGAGGCGTTAGACCGGGGCAACCGCAAAGCTTCTGGCCGGACTTCAACCCAAGTGATGATGATCAATGGGAAGCGGCTTTGAATGCCGTTGCAAAGAAGCTTACGGAAGTGGAGAAAAGAGCCAGGAACATGGCTGGACCGGATGCTGCTGCAATTGCCCGAATGGAAGAGACATGGGACTGGATGCATTACATCAAGCGAAATGAAGAGAGAAAAGCTCTCTCGCTTCTAGTGTTTTGCTACGCCTACAAAATCCAGCCGAAGAAGGTTCTTGACCAGATGGGGCTCGCAAAACAAACGGCTCATGATCGATTTAATAGAGCGCTTCATGAAATCGCGGTAAGTTTATGTAATAAAACAGATTTACCCGCGTTTGCATGTCAAGATTTATCCGTGCAGTTTAGGCCTAAATCGGGTATCTATTCAGATAAGATGAGAACACTTGCGGCTTGAAGGTTTAGCCGTGTTTCATTACAGGTTTCCCAAATGACTAACCCGCCAAACGGCGGGTTTTCTTTTGCGATCTGATCAATAAACAACTTGCCCGCCATGGTATGAGGATTTAGGCATTTTTTCGCCGTCGAAAGCAAAATCAGCAGGACATTTAGTACAGACCAATCGCGGTACTTCTTTCCTTATCCTGTCGCTATAAGGACGGTTCTTTTTCTGCAGAACGGTCTTGCGCCCATCTTCTAAACAGTTAGGGCAGGCATAGTGGTGTGGCTCTTCAGTCCCGGCGTTAGCCTTTAACTCGTATACGAGTGAACCTTCGTCTAGTTCGATGAGCTGGTATCTGTCTAGAAGTTCTCGTTTTGCCTCAAGTTCACGAATACGCTCTTGGGCATCACGGAGATGAGAATCTTGCTCATGCATCTTATTGGTGATGTCTAGAGCCAACATATTCGCTTCGATCAGACGTTCAGTTAACTCATTAGAAGCGGCTTTGATTTTGGCATCATCTCTGGCTTCAATGCCGAGTTTGAGTAAATCGGAAGCAACTTTAACGGAGGTTAAAAATCCTTTTATTTCAGCTAATGGCATAGCAATCTCCTAAAAGGTTTAAGGCGAGAGGCTTGGAGGCAGCAACCTCCAGAGCTACGGGCACGTTTATGACTACAGCACCCGCCCGGTAAGACTTAGCATATTACCGCTCCCGCCATATCTACTCACCGCAATTAATGAGCAGGGGGCTTTTATGCGTCGAGAATCATTTTGGAATCAACCAGATGTGGCCACTGCAATGCGCTCCTGTTCAAAAACGAACCGGGCGCAATCGTGAAACCCATTGAAATCAAGTGCCGGAGATGCGGCACACTAAACCAGTTGAGGCCCTTAGAGCCCATAAGTGAATGCCCTGAGCATCAAGCTTAGAGAGCATGGAATGACTAAAGGGGCACTAAGCCAAGATTTTATCGTACCGCCTTTTTCAGTGTTGAGCGCAAGGGCCAAGGAATGGCAAGACCGCAAGCGCCTTTGGCTCGGCCTGGGGATTGATAGCGGTGAAGGAAGGAAAGAAGACCTCCTAAGCGGATACGCCAGCGCAATGGCTAAGTGGTCAGAGATCAACGGGAAGGGCACAGCACCCGGCTCATGGGCAAGTAAAAGCATATTTGACCCGGTCCTGACTGAACTTTGTTATGCATGGTTCTGTCCGCCTGAGGGAAAGGTTCTTGATCCTTTTGCTGGTGGATCTGTACGGGGCTTAGTGGCCGCCTACATGGGGCGCGAGTATACAGGTGTAGATTTGCGCCCTGAGCAGGTTGAAGCCAATGACCTGCAGGCTGATGCCCTCGGGATTAAACCAAGGCCTAAGTGGAAGGTTGGTGATGCTGTACAGCTTTACAAGCATGTGCGCGGCTACTTTGATTTCATACTGACCTGTCCGCCCTATGGTGATCTGGAGAAGTACTCAGATGATCCCTCGGACTTGTCGAACATGCATTACGACGTGTTTGTGGGTGCCTTTCGCGCCTCAATGAAGCAGGCTGCAGCGCGTCTGAAGGAGAACCGCTTTGCAGCTATCGTGGTTGGCGACTTCAGGGACCGGGAAGGTATCAACCGGGGCTTTGTACGGGACACCATTGAAGCCTGCGAAGACGCGGGCCTGCGCTTCTACAATGATGCTGTGTTGATCACTCAAGCCGGTTCATTGCCCTTGAGGGCTCGTGGAGGATTTGAGAGCGGGCGCAAGCTTGGCAAGACACATCAGAACGTTTTGATCTTCGTGAAAGGCGATCCTAAATTAGCCACACAAGGATTAGGGGCTGTCGAAAAGCATAGTTTCTAGCAAGCTCATGATGGGCTGGGGTATCATATCAATGAATTTGTTCCCCTAATATGAGGTTGAGATAAAATAAAGCTCCGCTCTGACCGTGATTGACATGAAAAGATTAGAGATGCACCTCGGTTAGTATTGGTTCATTCGTAACAAATCTAATTGCGCTCAAACAGGTGGTAGCTTATGTTCCGATTCATTATGGATATTGACAACACCCTTGAAGAAACGATGCGCAAGATGGAGCAAGCCTTCGTCAAGCCAGTAGTCGGTATTGAGCGGAATATTTTCGAAGCAGATGGCTCTATGGAGCGCTTTCTAGCAGAAGAAGATCAAAAAATTGACGATTTGAACACTCAGTTAGCCGAGTTTGAAAGAATTGCACAGAACGAGTTTAACGAAGTAAGAATTGCTTTGGAAGGTGCACCGATTACGCCTCATCAAATTCATGAGTTAGACAACCTTATTTATGTTCTTGAGAATAAAGCAAATCAGACCAGAAAAGCACTCCAAAAGAGTAAAAGCTCTCTTAACCAGCATGTGAAGGAGCTCTCGCTTTATTCAAAGCAGGGTGCTTCCAAAATGAACAAGCAAAATAAACGCTTGCGAAATTGGCTTGAAGCAGATGCGGAAGCATGTCTCAAGTATGCTTTGCTCTATCGCGCGTTAAGAGCCGATCTCTCAGATAAAACTGAGGAGACAAAGATCAAGTCGAGAGATGATCTAGATAAGTTTTTTGATAATCTTGGGTGATCATGTCTGTAGAGCTTAGTTTAACTTCGACCTTCGAGAAAAGTATTAAAAAGTTACCTCCAGATCGACAGAAGGGGGTTAAGAGTAAGCTCAGCTTGTTCCTGCAGAATCCGAAGACCAATTCGCTTCGCTACCGCGTTTTGGAGCCATTTGATGATATTTTCATTATTAATGGAAAAGGTGGTGATCGTATAATTCTGAAACGAATTTCTGACAAAGAGTACGAAGTGTTGGATGTAGGTCCGCATGATAACGTATATCGACGTTGGAACAGACGCAGTCTTGCACCAGCTTAGAGCCACAATTCCCAATTCCATTGCTCATTGTTTGACACTTGAACAAGAACCGATATCCATCCAGATCTTCTCTGCTTGACCTCTTTCCTGGGCTACTGAAACAGCAGAGAATCTCAGTGATTTCAGAAACAATGTGAAGTAGACACCGCTCCCTGCCGAGCAAATGATCTCAGTTTTATTGCTAATGCAAGGGTATCGCGGCTCAGGCCCGCTAAAGGTTAAACTGAATGAGGCAGCTTCCCTGAACATAGAAGCTAGCAAAGGGTCTTCGGTTTGCCCCTTTAGCCGCCGGAAACTGAAGGTTGGCTTGGTGGAGCCAATCGAAGTAATGCGAAATTTTTGTCTGGATTTGAAGTCCTGAGCCTCATCTGTTCCCGGCAAGAAATAACCGGTACCTTTCTCAGATGAGCAGATATACTCACTTGAGAGTGCAGGGCTTGCGTAGATGATGGTTGCTGCGACTAAGACTGCCTTGATTAGGTATTTCATGGTGGAATGCTAGCTCGTGGGACAATTGGTACACATATCTTAAACGTAATAGCTCTCAAGAAGGTCGCATAACGCGCCATCAAGGCTACTTGTATTCGAACTTAAAATCTCTCGCATGTAGGATCTTTTTTGCAGCTTCATTCGCAAGCTCGCCAGCTGCTTCAGTTAAGTTCCAATGCATATCGCTGTCGGTTACATACAGGTGCCCTACAAGATTGAGATCCACTACATTGCTAAATCGAGTGCCCTCTTGCAGGTATTGTGAAGGGGCGGCAATGGCATACGAATTGACGGAAAGCTTTGCCTCCAACATGACAGCGCATCTCGATCCGGGCTTGAAACCAGTAAGTGTCAAATAGAGCACGGCGGCATTAGAGGCAGTCGTATCTTCAGTTACAGGTATGCCGTTCTTGCGCAGTGCGCCCTCCGATTTATCTTTCAGTACTTCGGGTTCAGGAGAGCAATCACCGTGTACGGTGTCTACTATCTGGACACGAACCTTTTCGACTGAAGTGAGTAACGCAGCAGTGGCGGATTCCTGAGTGGAAACAATCTCCGCTGATTGGGCAGATAGGCAGCCTGCGAGCCCAAACATGAAGGCGAGAGTGGCTTTACTCAATGTATTCATCTGCAATTCTCTCTTTGAAAAAACATCTGTTGGCCGGGTAGCTCTATCCAGCACAAAGCTCAAGAAACCAGAAGTTACAAATTGATGTTCGGCACACGGGCTGCGTGATCGGCAAAGAGCAACAAAGCGTCTGAGGCCAAAGCAAAACCACGCATGCCACGGAAGAAGGCTCCGCATAATGCCTCCAGTTACCCTCGAATTCGCAGACGACAACCATGTGCACTTTCGTAATGCGGTTGAGCGGATAGGAAACAGAAAGACAGCAGAGCGCGCCTACAGAAAGGTCATCAATAAAACCGGCACCAAGCTGCGTAAAGGCGTGCTGAAGACGCTTCCTAAGCAAACAGGCTTGCCATCCCGTACAATTAGGAAGGCTCTGGGGAAGCCTAAGAGGGCGAGTGCGAGCTATAAGGGCAACGCTGCCAGCCTGTCTTATGTGCTGACCACAAAGGGCGGACTAATCAGCCTGAAGCACTTCAAGCCAAGAGAGCTGATGCGCGGCGGGGTAGTAGCGCGGCCAAGGGGGCAGAGGCTCTATCTGGAAAAGGCATTCATGAAGGGCGGACGCTTCCCAGGTCGCAAGACCTTGAACCTTGGTGGGGCAGTCTTCCGGGCCAACCTTAACGTAGGTAAGCGCTGGTACAGGGGCTTCCATAGCCTCAAGAGTAGCGTTCGCATTCCGGATGAAATGGTAATAGGCCCATCAAAGGCCGAGCACGACAACGCAACCCGCTCCTTTGCCCCGGCAATGGAAGTGGAGATTAAGCGTCTGCTGGCTGTGAAGGGTTAAGGCCCTCAAAGGTACATAGTTTCGCCGTCATAGACTTCCTTGATGCATTCTTTGCAATCGCTAGTCCAATCACGCAGAGCAATGTATTTGAGCAGGTTGCTCTCGATCACGAGTTGCCGCCATGCAGAAGACTGGACTTCTTTTGAAAATGCAGCGAAGAAAATCAAAACAAGATCGGAATCAAGAAGTTGAGATCTCAAAATTTCCCGATATATCTCTTTGTTATCTATCTCTGATTTTTCGATCATCTCAGAAATCATCATAACGAAACGAATGTAATCAACGCTACCGTCACGCGGTTCGTTTCGAGGAGCAGCCCAATATCCGGTGAGAAGGTTCGAAACGTGAAGTGCTGATGTTGTCTTATCTCGCAGATCTTTAACATACCGTGCCAAAGCAGCACTGCCTCTAATGTTGGTTTTGCCGGGGTGAAGGAGCTGTTCTCTATGTTTAAAAAGCAAGTCGAGGGCGTTGTAAAAACTGGTTTCAAATGCCTGCTTACCAAGTTGCTTGGTTTGCGCGGTTATGTTGTCTTCCTGCTTTTCGAGAATTTCACGAGTGTCGTCCCTTTCGTCCTTCACTGTAGATAACTCTTCTCGCTGCAATAGGATCGCATAGAACAGACCAAGGAAGGCAAGGCCAGCAAACAGTGAGTTCACTATCCCAAATGTATCACCAGTAGGGCCTCTCTCTGAGTAACCACCTACTGCCTGAGGAGTGCCTAGGATGCCTAGCCTTTCCAATATGCTTTGTGGCTGAGGCTCAGGGGTATCGAAATAGGAGAGAAGATAGGGGAGTTCTCCTGTGACTGCGTACCGGGCGTTAGCCCACCAGAGGCAGATTATGAGTATCGTAAGACCAATGAAGATGATCCAAGCCCATGGTGAGCTTAACAGTAGCGCGTTGCGCTTGGTTCTCTGATCCTTAGGCTGTTCACTCTTCGGCATATCGGCACTCCTTATCGAGGTTCGTGATACGCGATTCCCCCTTGGGGTTGGAAGATGCAAAGGGCACGTGGCACGGCGCAAAAGGCATGCGCGATGCATACCCCCCCCGGTCTAGGGACCGTATTTCGATTTTTTCAGCCCGCTACGGTGGCGGAGCCCGATTTATGGCCCGTTACAGTTCAAAAAACAGCGGGGTTACTAGACGGGTTTTTAGCTCCACCAATCCCAAAAACCTAACAATTTCAATGAACGAATACGCTGTAGACGTTGCTAACCTGTAACACTGCGGCCTTTTTTATGTGAGGATACGTGTTGGGCAAAATTGTTAGCACTTTGGAGCTTTGTGAAGTCTTTGGAATTAGCAGACAGACGCTCCATAGGTGGAGGGCTAAGGGGTGCCCGATCCATGATGATAAAGGGGCGGGGAAGTTAACGACCTACAACACTGCAGAGGTGTTTGCTTGGCGAGAGATGTTCAGCAAGTCCTCATTAGGTGAAGACAAGATACCTGAGCGCGAACGGGCGCAAATACGCAAGGACAATGCATCAGCAGAGAAGGCCGAAATTGAGCTTGAGCTGCTACGCAGAACTGCAATCCCAATCGACATTGTTAAGGCCAAGATCTCGAAGGAATACTCAGAGATCAGAGCTAATTTTGTTGCGTTACCCGGTGAAATCTCTGCTGACCTTGAACTTCTTGAGGCTCCCGACATTGAGGAGATCCTCTCTTCAAAAGTGAGTGAAATCCTTGAAGCATTGGCGGACGATAGCTAGTGAGCGTATTGATGATGTCTTCGCAGAATGTAGGCAACGCGATCTCAAGCCACCACCAAAGCTTAACCTCGTAGAGTGGGCAGATGAATACCGCTATGTAGCCCGAGAGAATACAGCCAATCCGGGGCGTTGGAAGACAAGACGTGTTCCTGTTTCGATTGGCCCCATGATGGCGGTCACAGAGAAGGATACGCAAGTTCTCACAGCAATGGCCTGCACTCAGTTGATGAAAACTGAGTTTCTACAGAACGTTGCGAGCTACCATATACATCAAGATCCGTCGCCGATCTTGTTCATTCAACCTACGCAGAAGCTTGCTGTTTCGTTCTCCAAGGAACGCTTTCAGAAAACCGTCGATACAACACCAGTTCTGAGGGAGTTGATACCGGACGCCAAGTCACGAGATTCAGGCACAACACTGGAGCACAAGGAGTACCCTGGCGGAGCATTGGACTTCGTGGGCGCTAACTCCCCAACTGATCTGGCGTCACGCCCCAAGCGCATTACCCTCGCTGATGAGGTTGATCTTTACCCCGCAGATGCAGGCGGTATGGGCGACCCACTGGCATTGGGTGAGTAACGATCCTCGACCTTTAACAAGCGCCGTCTGAATGTCCGTGTGTGTTCGCCTTCAGACGAAGAAACATCGAAGATCTATCATGAGTACATGGCCAGTGATCAGCGTAAATGCTTTGTTCGCTGCCCTCATTGCGATGAAGAGCAGGCGCTCTATTGGTCCCGCGAGACTGTTCAATGGGACAAGGACGACAACGGCAACCACCTTTCAAATACTGCGCAGTACTTTTGCTCAAAGTGTGGGGCTGGGTGGAGTGAGAAAGAGCGCAAGTTGGCGCTGCTGCGCATTGCAGATGAAACAGATTATGGCTGGAGGCAGACGAAGCCTTTCACATGTTGCGGGAAGACGCATAACCCGCTCGAATGGGGTGGTGCAGGGCACTGGAACGAGAAGGGGCGCTCACATTGTCCCGAATGCAAAAAAGCTTCGCACTACGAAGGGCATGCAGGCTTTCATGTTTCCAAACTCTACTCTACGAGACACTCCCTTTTTGACGTCGTGAAGGAGTTCCTTAACTCCTACAAGAAGCCTTTGATGCTTCGAAAGTGGACAAACACCGCGCTTGCCGAGGTGGTGAAGGGTATCAAGCTTGCCCTTTCTGCTGAAGGGCTCGCAGAGCGGGTTGAGGGCTACTCCCATGAGGCAATACCTGAGGGAGTGCGCTTGCTTGTCGTGGGTGCTGATACGCAAGATGACCGCATTGAGATGACAGTGGTTGGCTATGGCCTGGATGATGAGAACTGGGTGATCCGGCATGTCGTTTTGGACGGTGACACAGCTGGCAAGCGGGTTTGGGATGAATTTGATAGGGAGCTACGCCAAGTCTATTACCGGGAGGATGGCAAGCGGCTTTCCATTAAAGCGACCTGCATTGACTCCCAAGGTCATAGGGCTGCGATTGTGCAATCGTTCTGCGCGAAACGTAAGCACCGCCGGATCTATGCAATCAAGGGCAAGGGGAACAATGCCGGGCATCGCCAGATCTGGCCCAAAACGCCATCTCGAACCAAGAACTCAGGTGAGCATGTCTACATCGTGGGGGTTGATACGGCAAAGGACTTGATCGCCTTGCAGCTTGGGGTTCAGCTGCCGGAAGACGGTGAGCCAACGCCGAACGCAACTCACTTCCCCTGTGATGACCTGCCAGCTGATTATTTCGCTCAAATGACCGCAGAGCAGGCGATCATCAAAGAGCACGCAGGCAAGCCCGTGAGGTGCTGGGAACCGAAAGAAGAGGGCATCCGCAACGAAGCGTGGGACTGCAAGGTTTATGCAGCCGCCGCGCGTCTATCACTACCTGATCGTTTGATCAGTAAACCGGGCAGTAAACAGAGCCTACCCAAACCGGCATTGCCGAACGAGCCTAAGGAACCCAAGCAGATGAGTAGACCCGAAGCGCCAATAAAGGCCAGTCGTGGGACTACTCGACCGGCACCTAAGGCGGCCCGCCCTAAGAACAAGTTTCGGAGAAGATTTCAATGACAGGCAAGGGTTTAACGCGACCTCGGTTCCGCGTGCCTGCCAATACCCGGCAGCTCGCGAAGACCGGCCAGCGCTCGACAATGCGTTATCTTGGTGGCGATCCATCTGGCGTGTTGGCAAAGCGCTCCGCCCCGATCCGCTCAGGGTCCGAGGATGTGAGAGCGGCGGCGGCGCGGGCTTCTGCCCTTGCGACGGATTTCATGCACAACAGCGGGTGGATCGCCGGTGCAGTTGATCAAGTCATCACCGATACAATCGGGGAAGGGCTCAAGATCAACTATAAGCCAGATCTCTCAAAGCTTGGGTACGACAAGAAGGAAGAGAAGGAGTTCGCGGAGCTCGTTGAGAAGGAGTTTCGCGCCTACGCTAACAACCCGCTTGAAGTCGATTTAGCAGGCCAGAAAAAGCTTGCTGAAATGGATGATGGGGTTTGCCGGATCTACGCAACTAAAGGTGAGGCATATGGCGTTTTCAGCTTTATGTCTCCTGCGGAGCGTAAGAAGTATGGCATCAGGACCGGCACTAAAATTTCGCTCGTTTCACCCCATAAACTGAAGTGGGAAACCAGCCAGTTGATTGGTTTGGAAGATGGCATCTTCAAAGATGATAACGGACGACACCTGAAGTACAGGTTCCAGCGCAAAGGCAAAATAGGCGGGTTAATCGATCACGATGTGGACGCCTTTGATGGCCTTGGTTTGCGTCAAGTAGTGCAGCTAATGGATCGCTCAGAGAACCCTGACGCCTCTCGCGGTGTCCCTCTGATGACCGCAGTTCTGAACAACATGAGCTTTCAGGAGCAGCTGGGAAACGCGACTCTTGCTACTGCACTCGCGCAGGCGATCATGGCGGCTACAGTCAAAAGTCCCGACGCCTCTGAAGATATCTTTCAAGCATTTCAGGCGCTTGATGGAAGTGAAAACGAAGATATCGGTGAAGACCTTGCAAACCTATGGCGATCACGCCTTGAGGCTCTTCAGGAAGGAACAATCAACCTTTCGGATGGGGTGAGGGTCAACCACCTTGCTCCGGGTGAAGAGTTTGAGCTTCACTCCAGCAAAACACCAAACCCGCATTATGTGGCCTTCTTCCAGAACCTCCTGAGAGAGGTTGCCCGGCGTATAGGAGCCACCGCTTCATCGGTAACGATGGACCATACTGGAGCGACTTACAGCTCAGTCAGAATGGAGTATGCAACCATCTGGCCTATTGTGACCCGTCGGCGTGATCGGGTGGTTGCCCCACTTACCAAAGTGACTTTCGCCAACTGGTTGGATGAAGAAATTGCAGAAGGGCGTCTTCCATTCAAAGGCGGATATTCGGCATTCCGAGCCAATCGGGAGCATGTAAGCCAGGTTGATGTTTTAGGACCGGCTCAGCCAACCGCCGACGATGACAAGAAGGAAAGCGCCCGCAAAAAAAGGCTTGAAAATGGAGTTTCTTCGGTCCGCCGTGAATGCTCTTTGGATGGGGTTGATTATGACCAAATCCAAAGAGAGATCGATGAAGAGATCGGGGACTTTAAGAAGCAGGGCCGCATGCACCCATCTGAAAAAGTGCAGGGAGGTAGCGGCCAATCCGAAGACGGGCCTAAGAAGCCCAAAGCCAAGCAACCTGGGGATGATGAATGAGCAAGGACTGGTGCGCCGAAGTTGAAAAACTGGAGGCAATCTATGAGGCCGTGCGCAACGGTGAGCAGGTCACTGAAAGTCGCTTTGGTGAGGACTTCGTCAAGTATCGCGATGCCGACCTCAACCGAATTGAACGCGATCTAGACCAAGCTAAGGCACAGTGTGAAATCAAACAGGGCAAGCGAAAACGGAGACGCTTTGCTGCCCGCCTGAGAGCATGAGGAACCATGGGTATTTATCGAGACGGGCAGATCTTCATGTATGGGTTTGTCGGAGACTATTGGTGGGATGAAGGTTTCACCACCATGCAGGTTATCGAAGCTCTTGCAGAGCATGGCCGCGACGATGATGTCACCGTTCGTATGGACTCGGGTGGCGGTTATGCAATGGAAGGCTTGAGCATTTACAACGCATTGAAAGCCCATGGTGGCAAAGTCACTTTGCAGGTTGATGCTATGTCAGGTTCAGCAGCATCCCTCATTGCAATGGCAGCCGATGAGGTCGTTATGAAGCCGGGTGCGCTTATGATGATCCATGACCCATCGGGGTTGGCGCGAGGCACCGCAGAAGACCACGAAAAGAGCGCGAAGTTGCTCAATATGCAAGCAGAAGAGTTCGCAAAAATCTACGCAAACTTCAGTGGTAAGGCTGCTGATGAAGTTCGCGGGCTAATGAAAGCTGAGACATGGATGACAGGCGAGGACGCTGTAGCGCAAGGCTTTGCGACATCACATGAGGCAGGGTCTCAGTCTTTGATGTCCTGCCAACCTTTTAATTTCACCATGTACGACAAGGCTCCCAAAGAACTGGTGACTATGGCCCGCTCAAACAAGTGGGATCAGGAGCCAGAGCCAACACCTACCAAACCGGAAACGCAAGAGGATGGGCCTACAATGGCAACTGAAGCAGAAATTGCGCAGCGCATTGCTACTGCCAAGGAAGAAGGCAAGAAAGAAGGCGTCACAACCTACATGAAGTTGCAAAAGCAAGTGATGGAACTACCACAGGCGCAGAAGCAGCCAAAACTTGCAGAATCCTTCATGGCCGATGGCATGGACTTCGAACAGATCAAAGCTAAGTTTGATTTGATGGAAGACATTGCGCCAAACTCCAACAACAACCCATCGCAGAACGATTACTCCTCTATGCGACAGACAGGCGCCGGTCTGGACAGCACAGACAAGCCACAACAGCCGACAATGAGTGCTGGTTCTATTTACAAAAAGCGTCGCGAGTTGATGGCCTCTTAAGCCATCTTCACCCGCAACAAAGCTTAAGCAGGTCGCATACGCGGCCTTTTTTTATGGAGTTTTGCATGTCAACGAAAATGCGCCAGCGTGACTGGTCTTTTCTACTTTCCGAAGCAAGCGGCAACCGCTCTCGCGAGTCCGTGACCATCGCTGCTGGCTCAGGCGTGGTGAAGGCTGCCACTGTGGTCGGGAAGCAAACAGCTTCCAAAAAGTATGTTCCATCTCCGGCAACTGGTGCCGATGGCTCAGAGACGGCAAAAGCGGTTCTTGCCCATGCTGTTGATGCAACGTCGCAGGATGTTGAAGCGGTCGTGTTGCACCGGGATGCAGAAGTCAAAAAGGTCCTTTTGAACTTCGATGCATCCGTTGATGACGACACAAAAGTAGCTGCAAAGCTAGCAGAGCTCGAGGCCTCTGGCCTGATCGCACGCTAAACCGCAATCAGACCAACTTTCCTTCCAATTATGTGAGACTTAAATGCCTGATATCTGGGATGACGACCGCTTTAGCGTTCACAATCTTACGCTTGCCATCAATGAAGAACCTTCGGTTCCTGATCAGATTGGCAAGTCCGGCCTGTTCGAAGAAGATGGGGTGGACACCACCTATATTGACATTGAACGCGAAGGCAACGATTTGCAGCTGGTCGAGCCGACCGCTCGTGGTGGACCTGGGGAAACAACCGGGGATGAAGATCGCACCCTCGAGTCCTTCAAGATCCCTCATTACGAGCGCAATGATCATATCTCGGCTGACGAAATTCAGAACGTTCGAAAAACTGGCACAAATGACCAGTTGGAACGGCTTCAGGAACGTGTCGTGAAGAAAGGCCGCAAACATAACCGCGACCTTGATAATACGCTGGAGCATCAGCGTATGGGTGCTCTTAACGGCATTGTCTTGACACGCAATGGCAAGACGCTGGCAAACCTCTATGCCAAGTTTGGCTATGCAATTCCAGCGCCATTGGATCTTGATCATGATGACAAAGATCTGAACCTTGGCTCTTTCATGATGCATGCGCTGTATGGTATTGAAGATGACCTTGATCGGGCATACGGGCATATGCATGTGTTCTCTGGTCGAAACCTTCATGAATGGATCTGGAACCGTCCTGAGGTTCGGGAGACTTTCCTAAATACATCTTCGGCTGGGAAGTTACGGAACGCCGCCCCGGATAAGTTTGATTTCGGTGGCTTCAAGTTTGAACGCTACAAGCAGGGCCGTAAAGCGAGAGAAGCCGGTGGGGGCACCTATATTGCCCACAATGAGGCTCGCATTGTTCCGTTTGGCGTGCCTGATTTGTTTATCACTCGTTTCGGTCCCGCTGATTACGAAGATACGGTGAACACCGAAGGTCTGCCGCTTTACCTTCGACAGTATGCTGATCCCAACGGTAAGGGCCGCTCCATTGAGGTTCAGATGAACGCCATGTCTCTCTGTACAAACCCCGGCGTCCTGCGAAAAATTCGCCTTCAGAACTACACTCCGGGCCAGTAAGGGGGCACGATGACCAAAGCTATGTGGATTGCAAACCTTTCTGGGCTCATGATCCCCGGAGAGGTCGTGGGTAAGGACGACGTCGTCACTGTTGAGCCCGGTGAAGCTGTTAAGGTTCCAGCGTCGTATGCAACAAGCCTGATTGATGATGGTCTTGCATATAAAGCTGATGAGCCAGACACCGAGCCGGTAGCTGATGAGGGTGGGGAAGACGCTTACAGCGCCATGACCATGGACGAGCTGCGTGAAGAAGCTGAAAAGCTTGATTACCGTCCGCCTAAAAACATTGGTCTTGAAACCCTGCGTGAGAAAGTTCGCGATCTGGTTCGGGCTCAGTTTGATGACCTCGACACCAAAGCCAAAGAGCTTGGCATTACGCCAGACGAAGACTGGACCGTCGAAGAGTACCAAGCGGCTATTGAAGCCGCCGAAGCACAATAAAACAAAGGCGCGAGGAAACTCGCGCCTTTTCTCTTTATGAGGCCAAGCCATGACACCTGAAACGAAGAAACATTTTGAGAAAGTAGTGAAGACCGCAGATGAACGATGGGCGGAAACTATCGAGCTCAAATTTTTGCAGGATGGCAGACAAGACCAATCACGCGGGAACACGACAATCCAAGCGATTTTGAGAGTAGGCAATGTTCGCAACACCAACTTGAGCGGTGGCGATGCTTTGAAATGGCGTGGCCGCGTCAACTCGGCGAAGACTCAATTGCATATCGCAAAGTCGCTTTACACCGGCCCTGAGATCAAAAAGGGCGACACCATCAGGGTAATTACACGCGATGGAAAGCCTTGGTTTGATGTCCTGCACGCAAGTTATCGAGATGAAATGCGCATTGTACTGGAGCTGGGGGAAGCATGAGCCTCGTTAGAATTGCCGCACGGCACTGCCTCTGCGAAGCCCTTAAGGGCAAAACAAGCGTGGGTGATAATGTTCAGGATTCGGCTTTTGGTGCACTCAATTTCAATGAGGATGGCCTGCCAGAAACGAGCCAAGAACAACCTTTCTTGACTGTTTATACTGACGAGGCAGACATGCAGGCGAGCGGCAATAGTCTGGAATTGCTCGGCCAAGCTGACACCAAAATCTATTTCGAATGGGGCATTACCTCTTCAATGTCCGTCAAAGATGATGAAACAGGCGAAGCTGTCATCGTGCAGGATATTCCGGTTACTGATGCCAACATGGAGTTCAAGCTTGATCTCATTGGTCGCGAGATCCTCAACGCACTATCAGATACTAGAGATCCGTATGTGAAGATGTTCCGAGAACTCTTGATGGGGGTGACCAGCTTCAAAAAAGGCCGCATTGCAAACGAGCAGGATGGATTGCGGCTCGCAGCTCACCAGTTTGAACTCAAGTGCATGCTTTTGGAAGAGCCGAGAACCGGTGCTGAAGTGCTCTCAAACCCATTCGGGGAACTGTTTGCGCTTATGAAGGGGAGTGGTGATCCGAGCATAGCCGCTAAAGCTGACTTGATGCACGCTGCCTTAGAGCCGGAAGCGCCTCCGCTTGATGTGTTCAGAATGGAGAACGGTATGCATCCTGACCAAATCGAGACGCTCGGATTAGACGAGGCAGTTCAAGATGGATGACCAGTGGGACGTCATCACCGAGCTTCTCACGCAACAGCAGGCCGAGTTGGAAACTTTAAGATCAGTGATAGCGGAGATGATACAGGTCGGGCCGGTTCACGCAGTTGATCCGAAGAAGGGCTACCGTATCAAGCTGGGAGAGGATGAAGAAGGCACCCCTTATCTCTCACCTTGGAAACCGCATCCAGAAACCTCCAAGACTTCCATTCCGCTAAAAGTTGGGCAGATGGTGGGGATGCTCAATCCAAGCGGTGATCCCCGACAAGGTTTAGTACTGCCAGGTGGATATAGCGACGGCCACGAAACACCCAACTCAGACATGCAAGCAAACGTTTTTCAGGATGCTGGTGTCCGTATTCAGATCAAGGACGGCAAGCTCCAGATCTCAGCTGAGAACAGCATTGAAATCACCGTCGGTGGCGTGAAGCATATTATCAGCAGTGATGGTGTTGCTACTCAGGGCGGGAAGGTCACACACGATGGCAAAAACGTTGGCTCAACGCACACACACGGCGGTATTTCGCCGGGACCAGCTGACACCAAAGGCCCTAATTAAGGACTCCAGACATGACGAAGCAAAGATACCGCATTCGTGAGGGTGCGGACACGATCGATGGTGAGCGCGTTCCTGAGGACCGCATTGTTGAGATGACCGAGCAGGCCGCTGACTACTACGTGGCAATCGCCGCCGCTAGCCTTGCCAATGAAGACGCCGCTGAAGAGAAGGCACCCCGCAAGCGTCGCAATAAGGCACCTACCATGACTGGGGCCTGATATGACGGGATTGAGCAGGCACACTGGGCAGCCGATCTCTAATCTGCAATCAGCGCTCCAAGGGGTAGAAGTCATCCTTGGAACCCGGCTCTATTCTCGGGTGATGCGCAGGCAGTTCGGGGCTGGCTTTGTCGAGATCTTGGGTAAGAAGCTTACCCCGAAGCGCTTTGCAGTCTTCATGCAGCTGATAGCTGTAGCCATTGACCGGTGGGAGCCCCGGTTCAAGGTGAGGCGCCTGACACCGCAAGGCACCGTAGAACAAGTTCGCTTAGGGAACGTTGGCCTAACTATAGAGGCGGATTTTCGCCCGAAAGCACACCTTTCACCACCAGATTATACCGTTGAACGCTCTATTTCCTTCGGCCTGTTTTTTCGGGATGGGAAGGTGCAAACACTGGAAAGTTAAGCCACATGGGCCAGACCAAGCTTCCACCTCCTGAGTTGATCGAAAATATCGACTATGAGGCCATCCTTGCAGCATCTTTGAACCGCCTGAAAACCAAGTTTGATGCAGCCGGAATCCCATGGACCGTAGAAGGCCTTGAAACAGACCCCGCCAAAATCTTGCAGGAAGAACTGGTTTATCTGGTGGTCTATCTTCTGCAGCTGGGGAATGAGAAGTTTGTTCTCTACTTCGTGGATTACGCTTATGGCGTGGCGCTTGATGTGTTGGCGGTCTTTTATGGCGTTACGCGCATGCAGAGCGAGCAAGATGACCGGTTTCGCACACGCATCAAGCTTCACATTGTCGGGCGTTCTGGTGGCGGTCCTGAGGAGCGATACAAAGCGCTTTCCATGGATGCCCATCTTGATGTGAAGGGTGTCGCCATCTGGGACAACGGGATTGATCCCACGCTTTATGTCGGTGTGCTGTCAGCCGTTCCGGGAGGCCACGCAAGCGATGAACTTCTTGAAACTGTTCTGGGGTACCTGATCCAGCCAACCAACAAAGTCACCTCTGACCGGTTCATTGTCGTTTCAGCTGTGACCAAGACCATTGATGTGGCCCTTCAGGTTCAACTTGAAGAGCACGCGCGTAATTCTGCCTTGGAAACGCTGGAGGCAAAACTGCGGGCTGCGTGGGAAGCAGAAGAGCGTCTTGGCTTTGATCTCACAAGAGCTTGGCTGATCAACACGGCCATGGGGGACGGGATTAACAACGTGATCGTGGAAGCGCCTTTCGTTGATGTGGTCGCGGATCCAAACGAGGCCATTGCGCTTGGTTCAATCTCAATCACTTCCATGGGGCGCGGGCGATGACTGAAACTCTTTTGCCGGCCAACGCCACGCCTTGGATGCGGGCGATCTCGCAGACCAATCATGAAGGCCTTGAGGTCGTTCGCCAGCACTACAACAACATGGGCATGAAGTGGCAAAACCCGCAGCCACGCATCATGCCGCACCTGATACAGGAAACCGGCCTTGGTATCCTGAGCCCCTATGTAGACAACATCTACCAGCTCTATGATGAGGGGCTTGAATGGCTGCGCATTCGTGGCTTTGAAGCAGCTGTCTACAAGGGGCTTGGCTTCATCGACTATGGTGGGCTCCTGGAACAAGCGCCAAGCAGGCGGCGTAAATGGCATTGGGATCAGCTGGCACTGGACCGGCTCCCACGCAGCGAAGAGGATCTGCCGCGCATCGCCGGGATTGTTGGTCTGTCAGTTTCCCGGCGCACCAAAGTCATGCGGGCCTTCAATGGCTATGATATCCGCGCAGCTGAGCTGTCTTATTCAAAACTTGGGAATGCTCTTTTGTCTTCGCATTCCGGGGCACGGGTGGGAGAGGTTCCAACCAAATGGAGCTTTGGCACCACCCACGAGTTTCAAAGGGCGCTTACCGCTGCTGAAAAGCAGGCAATCGGCGTTTATATCGACACCTCTTCGGGCGGTGTGACTTGGGAAGAACTGGCAGCTCCATGGAGCGAGGTTGAAACCTCATGGCAGGATTTGGGTGTCGGCGCGAAGTTGCGCGTTATGGCCCGCCAAACAGCTCTGCTCGGTGGCTACATGGGCTTTTATCGTGCCGATGGCTCCATGATCGGGGCACGGCGTTTTAAGGCACTGCATCAAGTTGCCCCTGGCATCACCTACAAGATTGGCTCTGAGCAGATCACTCCCCACGATCAAGGGCAGCGCGTTTATGTGGAAGCGCTCGCCGGATTTGGGGAAGGGGCAGGCGAGGAATGTGCCTCTGTTGCTCTGCTGTTTGGAGCCACGCCAAAGCCGGACCTGCCACAAGGAAAGCGCTGGCTTTTACCTGACCAGATCGAAACTCCGTTTGCAGCTGTTTGCTCGCAGGCGCTTACAACTGATTTGCGGCTCACCAAGCGCACCCGCGTGAAGGTTCTCCTGAGCTTCGCATAAGGACCACTCAAATGGCTTTTGAACATCCACTCGTGCCAGGTGCGCATGATCGCACGCCTGAGCGCCAAAACGATTCCGCAGCTGTCTGGCCTGAGGAAGTCTTTATCACCGGAACCGATCTCAATGATGCGTTCGGTATTGCACGCCGCCAGTCTGAGCGCATTGGCAATACCGTTTCTCGCGATGGTGATCGTAAGTCCGGCGCGGCCATTGAGATTGACCGGGCAGGAAGCAGAATCCTTCTTGGTGGTGGGACTGTCTATGTGGCAGGCGATGTGCGTCCGGTTGGTGCAGCTGTTCTGGAAGGTGTCGATCTGACTACTGACCTGATTGTTGGTGTGCGCGTAAGCTCTACCGTGATCAACTCCGAGGATGACCCAACGCTTGCAGGTTTAAAGCCGGGTACAGAAGCGGAAGGCGAGAAGGGGGCTTCAAGGATCGTGACCCGCCTTGTGTGGGGCTATGCGGGAGATGGCGCGGAAGGTCAGCTTTACCCGGTTTATACGCTGGTAAAAGGCACTCCGCTTGATCAGACGCCTCCGGCAGAGATGAGCCAAGTAGCACAGGTATCTGCAGCGCAGGATTTTGGAGCAAATGGCAACTACATTGATGAGGGGTGCCGCGTAACTGCAATTGAGAAATCTAACGGCAATGTGGTCTTTTCCATTGCTGCGGGCACCGGCAATATCAAAGGCTTCAAACGTTCCCGTGAGCATGCCTTGCGCCTTGAGATCGAAGAGAAGTGGGACACTTTCCAGATTGACGGTGAGCAGCACACTTACACCGTAGCATCCAACAAAAAGCAGAAGTTCCGCCTCCACTATGGGCCGATTGATGAGCTGGTAAACATTCAGCTTGAAAAGGAAGTCACAGAGGACGTCACACGCAGCCAGATTATCAACGGCTCCGATACACTCCAAAATGACAGCCTGAAAGAGATCGTTCAGATCAAACAGGGCAGCAAAACATTCGTGAGGGGTACTGACTACCAGCTGACTGCCGATAAGGTTGATTGGTCCTTGGCCGGGGATGAACCGTCACCCGGGTCCAGTTATCACTGCAAATATCGTTATCGGGACTCTGTTCAGCCTGTGACCGTATCTGCTCATGATATCGAGCTGACAGGTGGGCGCACGGGCGGCGAGGTGGTCGTAATCTACAAGCGCAAGCTGCCGCGTGTAGATCTGGTTTGTCTGGATCAGACCGGAAACGCTGTTTATGTGGAAGGCCAATCTTCTGCACGTGCAGTTGCTCCCCAAACCCCTGACAACCTTTTGAAACTGGCAACCGTCTACAACGACTTTGACGGGCTGCCTTTGGTTAAGAATGATGGCACTCACAACATCACTTATGACAAGCTTTGGGAGGTTGTGCAGCTCCTCAATAGTTCTCGCGATCTGATTGCTCTGAACCGCTTGCAACTTGATATTCACGACAAGGAACCAGCTGCAAAGCGTGGGATCTTTGTTGATCCGTTTGCCGATGATCGCTGGCGTGATCTTGGCGCTCAACAAAACGCAGCAGTCCGCAACGGTATGCTCACGCTGCCCTTGGACGTCACCATCCATGACCTCAACAACACGGGCGTGGAGATGCTTCCGTACAAGCTGGAAAATGTGATTGATCAGCCGCTCAGCACCACGTGTAAGCTGATCAACCGTTTTGCCAGTCATGAACCATTCCCGGCTTCAATGAAGCTGGAGCCCTCACAGGACTTCTGGACAGATGTTGATGAGGTTTGGGCGTCTGATGTGACCCATGAGGTGTTCGGGCCTGAGGCCTCTTCTACCTCTGAGCAACAGGTGGTTGGGACTGCAGAAGAGAATGCCAAGTTTTTGCGGGCAATTGATATCACGGTCACGATTGAAGGCTTCGGTGGGGGAGAGGTCTTAGACCGTATCTTGTTTGATAATGTGGACATGACGCCAGCGCAAAAACCAGCGGCTGCCGGTGATGGACAGCTAACGCTTACCTTGAGCATTCCAACCAAAAAGCATGCAGCTGGTGAGAAGCTGGTTGAAGCATTTGGTGTGGGTGGATCTGAGGCGTTTGCTCGCTTTGTAGGTGAGGGCAAAGTCACCACTCAAACAATGCAGCGGGTAACAACACTTGTTCTCGTTCCTCCGCCACCACCACCGCCTCAGATTATCACGGTGACGCGCATCATTACGCGAAACCGCGATCCAAGAGGGCAAACCTTTAGCTTGCCAGCGGGTAACAGGCATATTGCGCAGGTAAAACTCTGGTTCTGCAAGATAGGTAATCCAAACACACCTGTTGTGGTTGAGTTGCGGGCTACCAATGGAGCGGGTTTTCCTACTGATGAAATTCTTGCTCAAGCTGTCATCGACATGTCCAAGGTAGAGCTGAATAAGTGGACACCATGTCCGTTTCCATCTCTGCCTTATCTGCTTTCTACGCGGGAATATGCGTTCATTGCGATCACTCCCGACAATGAGCATTCGATCTCAGCTGCGGTGCTTGGTGAGTTTGATGAGAAAAACCAGAGCTTCCTCGGTGTGAACCCTTACACCGTTGGCACCGAGATTGAGAGCTCGAACAACTCAACCTATCTTCCGGTGCATGGTTCTGACCTGACGTGCGGCGTAGATGCGGCTGAGTTTACGCAGACCACCAAGCGCGTCGAGTTGGGGAACGTGGATCTGGATCGTTGCTCTGATCTGATGATTGCGGCGGCTGTCGATACTCCTGAAACCGGGTGTTCCATTACATTTGAAATCACTCGTGCAGATGGATCAAAGATCCGGACAGCGGCCTATGCCGGTGTGCAGTTCGATGAATGGGTGAAGGAAACTGTCAGTATTGCAGCAATCCTGAAGGGGACCAGAACCGCAAGCCCTCGGCTCTTCCCCGGTGTTCAGGTACGGGCAGGTAAGCTTGCTGAAACCGCTGACTATATCGGCGTTGCCTTCCAGACCGGCAATGCAAGCCGCTTCCCGGTTCGGGTCAAACGAACTCTACCAAATGGCGCCTCAGCAAAAGTATTCCTGAAGAACAGTTCAGGAGATTTTGTTGAGGCTCCTTACAAGACCGGTGAAGTGTTGGATGCGGCGGGCACAGTGGATGCCACCTATGAACTGGACCAAAACCTTGGCAGCCAGACAGCCGTGAAAATCACCATAACTGGCAATCCGAAGGCAAGGCCGGTTCTGGAAGACCTGCGTGCAGTTGCGACCATCTAGGAGAAGTGATCAATGGAAACAACGCCAAATCTAAACCTGCCACTGCTCGACAGCGAAGAGAATGTCTCCGAGGATCATAAAAAGATCAATGAGTTCGTGAAAGCATTTGATGCTCGCCTGGGTGAGGTTGCAGTCACTTTGGCAAGCCTTGCTACTGCCGGACATTCTCATGAGATGACCAAGATCAATGGACTGGCAGAGGCATTAGCCCTGCTAGCCTTGGCCAATCACGCGCACAAACTCAATGATCTTTCTGATGTTGATGTGACGGATGCGCCTGACAACTCCATTTTGCAGTTTATTGCAGGAAAGTGGTCATTGGGGCAGCGCGGTTACTCAGTTCAGGAGATCAATAATATTGTGTCGCAGCTGGCGAGTGGGGATCACGAACACCTGATAGGTGATGTTCAAGGCCTTTCGACCAAACTTGCAACACTGGCAAAGGCTTCTGATCTCAATAAATTCGCTGATGCAACGAAGAATGCTAAGTTCAAAAAAGTGCTGTCAGTTCTTGGTGATCTATATCTCAACAATAAAGCCATCATTGCGAATGATTCAGAAGGTGAATTTGCCGATAGATCAGGTGAGAACATTGACCACTTTTGGCATGATGATAGCGACAATGCATGGCACTTTGTTTCTGATGGTCCTTACAAGTCCGTGGGGAATACAAAATTCGTAGCGAAGCGCCTTGACCTGTTGGATACGGACTGGTCCATGAAATCTTCTGACCGATGGTTAGCGCGTTATCGCAACATGTCAGAAAACACAGAAAACATTTCTGCAAACAGATTTAGCGACAGTCTGGTTCTTGAAAACAAACAATATGCTCCAGCTAATGCTTCTGAAGATACCGGCAAGCGCTTCACAAAACGCGGGTTAAAGTCTTTCTCGTATATTGACGGCGGTTCGCAAGGAAAAACGTACGAAGCTTTTGGGGGGTTGTTGTCGACTCGACATCGCGGCTCTTCTAAAGTTCGAAGCATGGGAGGTTCGTACTCTCAGTGTGGAACTGATACCAATTCCACGGGGAGTGTTGATTATGCCTATGGAGCGAGGAGTTACTCCTTTTTCAACGGTTCGGGGCGGATAGGCGTTTGCGTAGGTATGCATGTTGGCATCAACCCGAACCACGCTAATGCGAGAGTGGGCGATGCGCGCGGTATATACACCCACATGGACTATGATGATGGGACAATCGAAAACGACCCGGTTGCGCTCTATCAAAACTATGATGGTAACTGGGATGGCAAAAAACGCGTCGGTATCGTCCAAGAAGGTGTTCAGGAAAACCGATTGACCGGTAAAACCTTGATTGATGGCAAAGAGGCCATTGACGAAGGTAATCTGGCGTCAAAAATGGAAGCAGCTGGGCTCGGTGGCGGCGGTCCTTTGAAGGTAACTGCGCGTAGTACCGGAACATGGACAAAGCACTCTAAATCAAAAACAGCCGTGGTCTTTCTGACCGCTTCAGGAAGACCTTCGTACAATAATGACTCCGGATATGCGGGCGCTACCGTTGTAAAGATCTTTGATCTGCGCGACGGACCAAGCACCGGAACCGTCTCTATCGGAAGCAATGAAACGAAGACCTGCACATTTAAATATGACGGTCACACCTTGAGTGTTCGCGGTAACGGCAATGCATCTGGGCATGATGCAGCATTCACAACGACAGTAGCCCGCGGGAGAGACGGAAACGGCGGAGATCCGACACCCCCGGCTAGTTTCTGGGGTACTGGTGCAATAGGTGCCGCACGCAAAGGCGGCGTTGTGATTTGGGAGTATTGATGTGCCTGATTATGACATTTTGAATAGTGACACCGGTGAAGTCGAAAACACGATTGTTTTTGATGGTGATACCAAATGGCTAGAGGAAAACTTTGGCGCGGGGAACTGGCGATTATACGAAGAGCCTCCGCGCACATTTGAGGCGACTGATGTTTCTGAAGAAGCTGAGCGGCGGATACAAACAGGCACCCAGATCAATGGCACTCAGTTCAAAACAGATCTGGAGTCGGTTGGTCGCTTGAGTGAAATGCTGGACGGGTTTGATGCTGGACTGCCTGAGGCGTCTCAAGTGAAGGCGGTTACTGCTGAAGGCGTGTTGCTCGTGCTTGATACTCGCGAGAAGGTGCAAGCGCTCTATCATGCAGCAATCAAGTACCGCGCCGGTATCGTAACCCGCTCCGCTCAAATCCAGCAGCTCAATCCCGTTCCGGACCCGTCACAAGACATCCTATGGGATCTAACCAAGACCCTACCTGAGGCTATGGAAGAGCTGAGCTAACCAGCCCTCCAATCAATCAAGATTTAACCCACCCGCACGGTATCCCCGGAGCGGGTTTTTTCATGGAGAAATGTCTATGAGCGCGCCCACAATCGGCATGCAATTCTCTTACAAATCGGATGATCCGTTTCCGGTTTCTGAAGGCGATCTATCCAAAGTTGTGGTGATCGATAGCTCTGATGATGCTTCTGGCACAGAGTTTCCAATTGATACAGCAAGGCGCATCTCGTCCAGCGACAAGGACGCGGTTGCAGCTCTCGGAACCGGCCCTTTGCGGGATCATATTCGCGGGATTCAGGACCAGCTCAACCAGCTTGACCGTTCTGCTGATGTCACCATTGTTCGAACAGGAAAGGGAGCGACCCCTGAGGCCAGCGCTGCTGCAATTGCCGCTATCATCAACTCGATTACTGAGATCCCTACTGCGGTCAATGCAACACCTGGCATTGTGGTTGTTGGTTCAACTGCATGGCGTCCTGATCTGGATACAGTCAGTCCAGTTGTGGCAGCTTTAGAAGCGAACATCGGCAAGATCCTCGCTGTTGCGCCGGTAGATGTTGACCCAACCAGCGCAGACAATGCCATTGATGCACGCGAAACTATGGCTTCAGGTCGCTTGATGCCGGTTGGTGTGGCTGCGCGTGTCTGGGAAGGTGATGCGGTCGTTACTCGCCCTATGGCATCCCGTGTTGCTGGTCTGATCGTTCGTGCAGATACCAACAATGGCAACATGCCATTCGAGACAATCTGCAACGAGCCAATCTTTGGCCTTGCTGGTCTATCTCGGAAAATCCCTTTCAACTTCCTTGATGGCTCTAAGGAAGGCCAGCGCCTACTCGCTGCTGATGTGGCGATTGCTGCGGAAGGAGAGATTGGCGTTTATGGCGCGGTTGCTGATGGTGGCTTTACTTTCCTTGGTACTGACATGGCGCAGACCGACGCTATGTGGCCGCAGCTGCATCAGTTGCGCGGCTCTGACTACATCGTCACACAGATGATGAAGATCACCCGGCGCCACTTGGGCAAGAAGATGACAGCGCAACGGGTTGAAAGCTGGGTCCGTGAAATCATTGGTGAGCTGCGTGGGTTGAAGCAAAACGAGCATATCCTCGGCTATACGCCAGCCTCCGAGATGTTCACCGCAGATAAGAACCAGCCTGAATCCATCGAGCTTGGTCACATCAAGCTTGAGATTGGTCAGGAAACTGCAAGCGCCTTCAAGCGGGCTGATTTTGAGCTGCGCCCCTATCGCCCCGCAACCGAAGGCTTGATCAAAGACATTCTGGCGCGTTTGCGCGCTGTTGTTTAATCCTCTTTACTGGAGAACCACACATGCAGCGCCCTATGCTGATTAACGGTGACATTGACCTGCGCTTGGTCAGTGAACCGGACGAATCCCGCGCAAACATTCTGAGCAAGCTTGTTCTGCCTGCCTTCAAATACACAACGGTCAACCACAACCCCGGTGGCGGTATTGGTGCCGTAGACTTCGGTAAACCGCGCACTGAAGCTTTTGAGCCCAAAGCCGAACACAAAGGGCTTGATAACAAGCTGCTTGAAAAATTGGGTAAGCATGAAGAGTGGGTTTTTGCTGGCAACTATCGCCAGATGCCGGGCAACCTTTGGCTACCTGTTCGTGGTTTCATTTATGCCACTCTTATGGAGTGGGAACCTGATGAAATGGGCGCAGATGATCTGCAAGGTTGCAACCTGGCATTCAAGGAAGTCACCCATGTTGAACTCATCCTAGATGGCAAAGAGCTGTTCTATTGGGATTTCTGGGAACGTGAAATGCGGCCTGATCCAACAGATGGTGAACGTAAGCGCGCGCTTGGCCTCTAAGCCCCAAAACCACTCATCGTAACTCTCAGAGCCTTCAGCCTTGCTGGGGGCTCTTTTGCTTTAAGGACACGGCAATTGACCACGAAAGCAACCACAGCAACGGTTCAGCTGGATTACCCTTTTGAACATGACGGGCGCGAAGTCACCTCATTGTCCTTCCGGCGCATGCGTGCTGGTGACACACTCATCGGCGAGAAATACTCGAACGAAGAGCAAGCCGGTTTCGCGCTACTGGCAGCACTTGCCGGTGTCGATTTGGAAGTGATTGAACGCCTCGATGTTGAAGACCTAGAGAAAGTCACGCGAGGTGCCGCTCCCCTTATGGGAAAGCAGGGTGTCTTGACCCTGAAGCAGCTCGACGCGAGAGACGAGTACCTGACGGGGTAGACGCGCCTCATTCTCGTGACTTGATTGTCGCGGTATCGCGCAGGCTCCACACGCCAGTTGATGTGGTCATGAACTGGGAGATTGATTTCTTTTTAGAAACAGTCTCCAGCCTTGGACGTGTGCTCAAGGCTGAAAATGCTCCCCCTCCAAATCGGTAGAATGTCATGGGTGTTTTAACCTCCAAGCTGGTCATTTCAGTTCTAGACCGGGCAAGCGGTCCTGCGCGCGCAATTGCGAACTCCATGAAGGGCATGCAGGCCTCTGCTGATCGTAACAGACGAGAGCTAAACCGAATGCAGGGGCAAATGCTCGGTGCGGTCGGGACAGGTTATATTCTGGCCCGCTCCATCGCTGCCCCGGTAAAGTCTGCCATGGAGTTTGAGTCCGCCATGTCGGACGTGAAGAAGGTCGTTGATTTTGACAGCCCAGAGGGCTTCAAGAAAATGCGTAAAGACATCATCGACATGTCAACGCGCATGCCAATGACAGCTTCCCAGATTGCTGACATCGTGGCTGCAGCAGGTCAGGCCGGTATGGCCGGGGATGAGCTAACCCAGTTTGCGGAGATGGCGGCAAAGGTAGGTGTTGCTTTTGATGTAAGTGCTGGCACAGCGGGCGAGAGCCTTGCGAAGATCAAGACTGCTCTAGGCATGACCGTGAGCGAGACTGGAGAGCTGGCAGATGCAATCAACCACCTGTCAAACACCTCCGCAAGTTCTGCTCCTGATCTGCTCGACTTTATGCGCCGTGTGGGGTCTGTAGGCAAACAATACGGCTTCACCGCTGAGCAAACAGCAGCCATTGGCTCGGCAATGATTGCATCAGGCGCACAAGCTGATGTCGCGGCCACCAGCTTCCGAAATGCAGGTAAGGCGCTAGCACGGGGTGAGGGGTCAACTAAGCGCCAGCACAAAGCCTACAAGCGCTTGGGGCTGGATGCGGTAAAGGTATCCAAGAACCTTCAGAAAGACGCTGTGGGTACTCTTAAAACCGTCATAGGGCAAATCAGAGAACTACCAAAAGAACTGCAAACTTCGGTTATCTCTGATCTGTTTGGAGATGAAGCACGCGCAATTGCACCTCTGATTGAGAATGCAGCGCTTCTGGATAATGCTTTGGGCTCTGTAGCTTCAAAGGCTCAGTTTCTTGGGTCGTCTCAGGCAGAGTTTGAAGAACGATCAAGGACTTCCGCTGCTCAGTTGCAGAAGTTCCAGAACAAGATTGAAGCTGCATCGATTGCAATTGGCAGCTCGTTGCTCCCGGTGCTTAATGACTTCATGGACACGATTGGGCCACATATAAAAGCCTTCACTAAATGGGCTGAAGAAAACCCCAAGATCCTTTCGGATATTATTAAATACGGTAGTGCGATCGTAGGCGTGCTCATTGCTCTGACTGGCCTTAGGTTCGCAGCAAAGCTACTCAAGACCACCCTTATTGATACTGTGCTCGGTGTTGGAAAGATGCTTAAGAGAGCAGGCAAGTTAGCCGGAATCTCAATGGGGCGTAGCCGTAAGACCCGCAGTACCGCTGGCCCGGCAGGCGCAAAACCTTCTTCAGTCAAGAAAACCGGTGTTCCTCAGGTATCCCGCAAAATGCCAGCTGCAGCCAATGATAACGGAGGCGGGAAATCCAACGTCAAAGGGATGAAGGCTAGCAAGCTCTTGAAAGGTGCAGCAAGCCTGAATGCTATCGGTCTAGCCCTCAACGAGCTTGAACACTCAATCAATACATGGGGCATGAGTTGGAAGGATCGAGCTCAGTATGCCCAAAACAGGTTTGATGCTGGAGCCGCTCGCGGTGAGGCAATGAACCAATGGCTTGAAGATCTCATTGGGGTACGCAAAGGGCCGGTTGAGAAAGGCAATGTTCTGGTTGAGGCTCTTAAACAAGACCTGGCATTGATCGATAGCCAGATTGCAGAGTTGGGCGATAGCCGAAGCGAGAGACAAACCAAACGAGGCTTGCAAACAGACCGCGAGGAAATTGTTGAGCAACTGAAAGCCCTCAACGCCGAGCTTGCGCAGACTGCGAATGGAGTTGCTGAAGCTAAAGTAGCAGAGGCACTTCAAACAAAGGCAAACCAAATCCTTGCAGTCCCGATCCCCAAACCTTCTGCGGGTTCTGCCCTTAAGGTTCCGCAGATCTCAGGCGCCCGAGCATTGGGTGGGCAGATTGTGGGTGGCCGTAACTATCTAGTGGGAGAGAATGGTGCAGAACTGGTGACACCAAGCCAGTCCGGATACGTCCACACCGCATCAGAGAGTGCAAAGATGCTCGGCGGAGGCGGTTCACAATCGCCCTCAGGCGAAACTCATTATCATTTTGGCCCCTTCTATGTAGACGCGGCAAGCAGTGCGTCCGACATGGTCGAAGGGTTTGTTGAACAGGTCGAAGATCGGATGTCCGGCCTTCATGCAGACCGAGAATATGCGGTGCGCTGATGCTTTACATGCTTGGAGCTTTGCAGATGGATACCTTCCCATTCAACGTGGATCAGGTGTCGATCTCTGCAAAGGCTGATTGGGCCAGAAAGCCCGTTATGGGCGGGATGAAGCCCGGTGAGTTTATGGGAGATGGGGGCAAGACCCTTAATCTCTCAGGGCAACTGCTACCTATCAGGATCGGTGGGCTGGTCGAACTTGAGATTGCCGACAAGATGCGACGGACTGGTGAAGTCTTCCCGGTACTTCGTGGTGATGGCAAGCCAATGGGGAACTACTTTATCAAGTCCTCAAAACAAACGCACAAAGAGCTGGAAAGAGACGGTGTTCCTTTTGTGATCACCTATCAGATTGGGCTTGAACAGCTGCCGGATGAAACACCGGTCTCACCTGATCTCATTCCAGATCTGATATCAGTCTTCGACCTGCTTTAAGGGGCGGCTATGTCCACCACAGTAACCGTTACAGGTGAAGGGATCACCTTGGACCTCCTGCTGGTGCGCGTGCACGGCTGGAAGGGGCAGGATCTCATCACCGAGGCCCTGACCCTTAACCCCGGCATAGCGGGCGAAGGAGCTTTTCTTGCAGCTGGCCGGGAAGTGCTTATTCCAGGCCTGCCATCTGAAGTCACAATCACACCAGAGCCGACAATAGACTTGTTTGGATAGCGAATGAACGAATGGACCGTAGATTGGAAAGTCATCTTGAATGGCAATGACATCTCGCAGGATCTTCGCCCCTATCTCATGAATATTTCAGCAACAGACAAGGCCGGGATCAGCTCTGACAGTTGCAGTCTTAGCCTTGATGATCGTGCAGGGCAGATCAAATTGCCGAGTGCTGGCCACCGGCTATCTGTAATCCTTGAAGGCAAGAAGGTCTTTGAAGGGGTGACTGACCAGCCCGTTTCCTCAAGCAACCGCTCAGGAGGACAAAAGCTCTCTATCAAGGCGAAAGGCTTCGATGAACGCTCACCGGTCAAGCAACCGCTTTTCTTCCATAAGGATGAAGCAACGCTTGAAGAATTCCTGCAAGGCGCTGCCAAGAAAGCCGGATTTAACATCAAGGTAGACCCGGCATTCAAAGAAATCTTTCGCGACTACTGGTCGGCTAATGGAGAGAGCTTTCATTCAATCGGCCAGCGCTATGCGAAAGAGCTGAACGGGGCATTCAAGATCAGAGACAAAACGGCTGTTTTACTGCCGTTGGGTGCTGACAACGAGCTCCCGATCATCAAGTGCACCTATCCCGGCAATATTATCACTTGGCGCTTGAAACCCCGTGATCTGCGCAGGGCTTTCACTGGAAGCTCTGTCCGCTATGTGGATCGGGAGAAAGGCAAGGTGGTTGAAATCAAACGCCCCTACAAAGAGGAGGAAATCGAAGACCCTGCGCTAAAAGATCCGGTATTAAATGCCATTCGCTCTACGGTCAAAGATGAAGACCAAGCCAAAGAACTTCTTAAGGCACGTGAGAGCCAAAGCAAGCGAGAGAAAGCCTCGGGGTCGATCACGATTAACTTTGAGCCTGAGGTGCAGGCAGAAGCTCTGTGCGCCGTTGAAGGCATCAAGCAGGGCATTGATGGCAAGTACCGGGTAGAAAGCAGAACACATAAGGCGTCGAGGGGTGGAGGTGCAACAACCACCTTAAGCGTGAAAGATCCCCAAGACGGTGCAGGGAAAAGGGAAGGGGCAAAAACAGCGACTCCAACCAAGAAACCCGCCCTGACGGGAGACGGTCTAAATCGAAACGGTAGAACCGGGACACAACAGTAGCCAACCAACCGCCCTCAGAGGCGGTTTTTTTTATTGGAGATCCCTAACATGAAATCAACCAAAACCCGGTTGGTCGGCGCTTCTGCAGCCCTCATAGTTGCATTTGTGGGCGCTTGGGAAGGTCTGAAAACAACAGCCTACAAAGACATAGTCGGTGTGCCAACGATTTGCTACGGCGAAACCAAAGGCGTCAAGCTAGGTGATACAGCAACCAAGGCCGAGTGTGATGCAATGCTTGATGTATCCCTCAAAGAACATGAAGCCGGGATGCGTAAATGCCTGACAACCCCGGAAAAGATCCCAATCAAAACCTATCTTGCAATGGTTTCGCTGTCTTACAACATCGGATCAGGAGCATTTTGCAAATCGACTGCAAGGCGTAGGTTGAATGCAGGCAATTGGACGGGAGCTTGTCAGGCTGCCACTTGGTTCAATAGGGCTGGTGGTCGGAAAGTACAGGGCCTCGTTAATCGCAGGCAAGATGAATACAAGCTGTGCATGCAAGGGGCGAAGGGATGATAGATCTCATCTCCTCGTTTATCTCCACAGGCATTGAAACCTTGCTGGCTTATGGGGCGCTTGTTGGCGCTGTTCTTGCCTTTGTGGCTAGATTTGAACCTCGCACACCCAACTGGCTTTCTACTCTCGCAACAACGGCTCTGCTTTGCGTCTCGGTTTGGTTCTTCTCCGCCCTTCATCATGACAAACAAGCTGAAGTAGCCCAACTGAAGGCAGATAACAACGCGCTCACACGCGTAGCAACAGCGCACAAGGTCATCTCAAAGCAAGCAAGTGAAAAGCTGTTGGATCGCATCCAGCAGATGAGCACGCTTGAAGAAAAGGTAAGGGACTATGAACTTCAGCTGGAGAGGGGCAAGATTACCGCTTGTCCTTCTGATCCCGCTTATCTTAGCAGGATGCGAGCACTTCAATTCCGGAAAGCTCGTTAA